ATGCATACAAAGAGGCTGTAGAGGAAAGATACAGGTTTTTCAGCTTTGGTGATGCAATGATGATTTTGTAGAGTGATTCACTACAAAATAGCGATACAACAGAATACGGAGATATGAAGAAAGCCAGGGGCGATTAAACCTCTGGCTTTTCTTTGTAAATGAACGTGTGAGATAATCCATTGCGGAATGTGATAGAGTGAATAGCTCCGTCCTTGAAAACGATGTTGTCTATGATGCTGCTGAGAAAAGAATCAAGGACCTCTGGAGAAACGGTAGCACTCAGAGACTGAAAGCTGACGTAGTTTCGGTCAGTGAGTTTCTGGGAGAGTATGAAGTTGCTTGCCTTGGCGATAAATTCATCATCAGTGATAGATTGTTGCAGGCTGCCTTCCGATGCCAGGAACGCCAGCTTGTCTTCGACTTCTTCCAGGGAGTCCGAAAGCTGAATCTTCTGAGTGAGGTATTCGGATTCCGACATGGCTTTTTCGGAATAGAGGAACAGCTTGTTCAGACGGTCAATAGCTCTTTCCAGACGGACTTTTTCCTTTTTGAGTTTTGATAGCTGCAATGGCGGCTCGGAGCCTGTTTTGATTTTGACGTCTTTTCCGAAGACCTCTCCCTTGATGGTTCCGGTGCGGAGCGTATGAAACAGATCATGTAATCCGTCCGGGGCAATGGCGGCCACCGGGGAGAAAGTATCGCCGGAGAGTAGCTGCTGTTCCAGTTCCTGTATGCTCGTTTCCGGAGAGAACGCTTTTTGAGCGTTGAGCATATTGAGAATGTAGTTGAAGACGAACTCGCCAACGATTGGGTCTGAGGTAGATTTTCCGGTACACCACAGCTTGCTTTTTCTGTGCGTAGGGCAGAAGTAGAGAGAATAGCGTCTGCCAGTAGTCTTCTTTATGGTGGAAATGGAACTGGTCATAGGTTGACCGCAATTTCCACAGATGAGCAGGCCGGAGAAAATGTGCGTGTATTTGCTCTTGCCACTCTTACGAAATGATTTGAGCCTGCGGTTGGATTCCAGGAGTGAAAGGATACGTTCTTTCTGTTCTCGGCTTACGATGGCCGGGTGGTGGTCTTTCACGGTAATCCATTCGGATTTATCCTTAGGACGTTGCCGGTCCCCTTCCTTAAGGCGGTTGTACTGGTAATCGCCGCAGTAGAATACGCTGCGAAGAATAATATCCAGAGAGACAGGAGACCAGTCATTACCGGCACGAGTCCGGTAGCCATGTTCGTTCAGATACCGGGCCAGGTAAACCAGGGAGCGGAGTTCTTCGTATTTGTCATGAATCAGATGGGCGATGTTGTACTCGTCGGAGTTGAAGCTGAAAGCCTGTTCCTCCGGGTCATAATCGTAGCCGTAAGGAATACGTCCGCCGTTCCACTGCCCGTTGCTGGCTCTGGAAATCATAGTGGCAGTGACACGTTCCGAGGTCATGTTACGCTCCAACTCCGCAAAGACAAGGATAATTTTGAGCATCGCTTCTCCCATAGCCGTACTGGTGTCGAATTGCTCGTTTTTCGAGACAAAGGTAACGCCCAGGTTTTTAAGCTCCTGGTACATCTCTGCAAAGTCCAGAAGGTTTCTGGAGATGCGGTCAATCTTCCAGACCAGCAGATGCGTGTACGTGCCGGTCCGAAGCTGAGACATCATTTTCTGAAATTCTGGCCGGATGGTATTTTTGCCAGAGTACCCGGCATCCTCGAAGATTGTCACATCGTCAGTGTTCAGTATCAGCTTGGCGTAGGCAATCAAATCTTGACGCTGCATAGGCAGAGAGTCCCTGTCGATCTGATGCAGTGTAGAGACTCGTATGTAGATAGCCACTTTTGTGTGAGTGGCAGCACTGTTTGAAATCATATTTTTCCTCCAAAAATACGCCGTCCCATTACAGAACGGCGCATGTTCATTTCTACGCCCTTTTAATCGGGCAATTCAATATCACATCCCTTAATCCGGCAAAATCCGTTATGTAAGGTTTTAGAGCTTTCAGTGAATTAAGAGAAATATTTTTCTGATTGGGCTTTTGCTCGTTGAGCACATAGGTAGGCAACACATAGAACTCCCAGTATTCCAGGGCAAGCGGCGAGACATCTTTCGTCAGTGCTTTGTAGAGGCAGAAAACGTAGAGGTCAGAATGCCGCTTGATGTCCGGAGAGTATCCGGCTTTCGGGTCCCAGGCTCTGTGAGGTGCTATGCTGAACTGTATATGCTCGTGGTACGCTTCATCCCAGGATTGGAGATAAGAAGCGGATTTGACTTCGATTCGCTGTCCGGTAGGACTGGTCAAATCAAAGGGGAGCCAATCAGTTCGCATTTTCGAATCGGGGGGGGGTAATAACGCACTGTGTACTATGTATTCTGCAAGTACGCCCCGGTCTGTGTTGTTGAGCAGATCACTGTAAGCCCAGGACCAGAAATCTACTACCGACAAGCCGGTGTCTTCCCCATGAAAAGTAAATTTGTTATTGGATGTTAATTGCTCCATGCAGGAACCCTCCCTTCACAGAGAGAAACTATGCCATGTATGTTGCCACCAAGAGCGAAAACCAACGCCCGGCGGCAGTCAATGTCTGTCAGAGTGTCAGAATAGGTATGGATCAACGGCAGAAACTCACGAACAGAAAGCGAGAGCTTCTTCCGTAGGTGCGCTATTTTGTTGATGGTTCCGGCAGACAGCGATGCAGGCCCTTCCTCCAGAGAAGAACAGAAGGAAGAGAGATAGAGCAGTAGAGCCGCAGCATCGCAATTCAGTTGTTCTTCGGTCCAGGCCAGGAAAAAGTATTTCTTTGAATCCATAAGCCCTCCTGTCCGGTATCATCTGAAACGACGATACCAATCTAAACGGATAATCTTTTTTCATCGTCAAGGTATTTTTTGCTTTCCTCAAGAGCTTTGAGGTAGCCCTTCATTTCCCCTTTAAATTCATAACGCTTTTCTGTTGGCAGAGCCTTGTAAATACTCAGCAGCTCCTTCTCATCATCGGTGTAAGTTTCGGTCTGGACGTCAGTGTAAGCAGATTCTTTTCCGGTCAGAATGTAGTCGGTAGAGACGTGTAGAAACCGGGCAATGTCTGCGATGTATTTAGCTGGCGGCAGAGTGTTTCGAGCCTTCCAGGTAGAGTAGGAAGACTGGTTAATGCCAAGAAATTTGCACAGTGCATAAGGCGTTTGCTCCCTCTGTTCGAGAACTGTTTCGATTCTGTCGATTGCTTCCATGTAGCACCTCCGTAAAATAATTCGAGAAATCGAAGAAAAACTCTTTACAAATTCGAGTTTTCGAGCTACAATACAATCACAAGCTACAAATGATTCGCAAATGGGAAGTGCTAAATCGCATAAGTAGTTTGTGATTGCGTATGTAGTGTACGTTTGTACCGTTAAATTGTATCATTTTACTTCGAGAAAGTAAACTACATATGCAAAAATCCATCAGAAAGGAGGAAAAGCATAATGCAGGGCAATATCACTGACTGGGGCAAGGAAGTTAAGAAGGGTCTGATTGAACGAGGCTGGTCTATCAACGATTTGGCTGAGAGAATCGGCAAGTCAAGAACCAGGGTATCCGGAGTTGTGAATGGCCGGATTTACTCGGATTCGATTGCAAGTGCAATCAGTGACCTTCTCAATATCGGAAAGGCATCAGCGTCCATGAAAGAAGCAACCAGAGATTGGTGTATGGATGCAAGAAAAGCCATGATTGACCTGGATATGAACACAGGGGAGCTGGCTGAGAAGACTGGCTACTCTACACAATATCTGAATGCAATTATCTGTGGCAGATGCTATTCGCCACCGGTTATGAAAGTGATAAGCGGTGCACTCGGAATCCAGGAATATCAAGGGAAACAGGATTCCTCTAAGGACAGTTAAATTGTAACAGGAAAGATGGTGTGAAGAAATGGGAAGAGGCCCTACGAAAAGCAATGAAAATGCATATTTTGTTGCCAGAAAAAAGGCGGCAATGTACAACGAAAGGCTATACTCCAGAGAAGGTGCGGCTGAGCTGCTTGGTATATCTGTTTCGACACTCGCAGACTATGAGCTTGGAAATACGAAGGTGGTTCCGGTAGACAAGGTTGTTCTCATGGCAGACCTCTATAATGCACCGGAGTTGAAAACCGGGTATTGCAAGTATGAATGCCCGATATGCAGCTATCTTCCGGTTGCAACAGAAGCGAAAGGCCTGGAAGGGATAGCTCTTCGGCTGATGAAGAGGCTGGATTGCGATGAGCTGAACCGCATCAAAAAAGAACTCGTAGACATTACAGAAGATGGAATCATCGACGAAACGGAGAAGCCGGAGCTGAAAAAGATCCTGGCTTTTTTAGATGAAGTTGCGGAGTCCATCAGCGAACTGAAAATCGTAGGCGAGAAGTTTTTGAAGAAGGTGTGAGTATGGATGTGCAAAAAATGCTTGAAATTCTGAAAAGAGATTACGGAATCGAAAGCAAAGAGGAACTGATAGAAAGATTTGAGTCCAGCAAGGGGATCAACATCGGAATTTTCACTGAACGGAGGCAGACAGCATGAGAAGCAGGGTTATGAGACGTAGGATGCACAGGGTTCTGTGGAAGAAACTGAGCAGAATCTACACAGTGGATATGGCAGAGGTCCTGGGCTGGATAGCATACATAAGCATCATGGGAATTTTCCAGTGCTTCTGTATCGTGATGGCTTGTGAGCAGAGAGGCAGGGTAGCTTTTGGAGGAGAGTATTTGATTCTTCCGGCGGCGATACTTGCAAGACTGTGGATTCCGGAAATGATACAGAGCGTGACTGGTGTTCTGGAGATGCCGGATGAGGAAGAGGAAGATGTGTGAGATATGTGGACAGAATCCTTGCCATCCGAGATGCCCGAATGCTCCGGAACCGAAAGAGGTTCATATCTGTTCGGAATGCCTGGAAGGAATTTATCCGGGCGACAGATTCTATGAGAGCTGCGGAAGTTATGTGTGCGAGGAGTGCTTAAAAGGCATGACGGTTGATGAAATATTTGAATTACTGGGCGAGAGCTTGGAAGAAGCATAGGAGGTAGGACATGGGACAGATGACCGTAGAACAGTGGTACGGCACGATAAAAACCGGACTGACGAAGAAGCTGACCGAAAACAAAGAAGCGTTACCGGCTGGCTTTAATCAGCAGAGATTCATTCTGAATTGCATTACGGTAATCCAGGATATGATGAAAGACAATAAGAAGAAGGAGCAGTTGGAAAAGATTAACCCAGAAACTATCCCGGTTTGCTTGGCGAAAGCAGCATATCTGGGACTGGATTTTTTTAATGGAGAGTGTTACGCAATCCCGTATGGCGGAAACCTCACTTTTCAAACTGATTACAAAGGCGAGATCAAATTGTGCAAGCGGTACAGCAAAAATAAGATTAAAGACATTTTTGCGAAAGTAGTACGGCAGGGCGATTTCTTCATGGAAGAGGTGGACGGAGGCAAACAGAATGTGCAGTACAGACCGAAGCCGTTTTCCAATGAACAGATGATTGGAGCATTCGCCATTGTGGTTTTTGAAGATGGTTCGATGATGTATGACACGATGAGTTCGGAAGACATCGAAAATGTCAGAAACACATACTCTAAAATGAAAGACAGCCAGGCATGGAAAAGCAGCACTGGTGAGATGTACAAGAAAACGGTACTGAGAAGATTGTGCAAGTTGATTGATTTGGACTTTGACAATATAGAGCAGCAGAAAGCTTACGAAGACGGCGGAGACGTGGTATTCAATCAGCAGTCCCTTCCAGGAGCAACAACAGGACAGGCATTGTTGCCGGAGAATGATAAGCCGGTAGATGCATTTGCGGCGATAAAAGCCCAGAAGCAGGCAGAACCGGTTATTGACGGAATGATTTTGGAAGAGGCGTAGGAGGTAGTGGCATATGGTTTTGACGGCAGAGAATTATTATAGCAAAGAAGCGAACAAAGAGTACATGAGCGTGTCCCAGTATAAGGATTTCGCAGGAACATACGGAAAGATGGCGTGTGAATTTTCGGCGGTTGAGAAGCTGGAAGAACGGTGGGAGCAGAAAAAGACCACACCGCTTCTGGTGGGTTCCTACGTGGATTCCTACTTTGAAGGAACGCTCGAAGAGTTCAAGAAAGAGAATCCAGAAATCTTCACTCAGAAAGGCGAGTTGAAAGCAAATTATAAGCAAGCAGAGAGAATCATCGCCAGAATGGAGAGAGACCCACTGTTCATGCAGTATATGAGCGGAGAAAAACAGGTCATTATGACTGGAGAGCTGTTCGGGGCAGAATGGAAAATCAAAATTGACAGCTTCGTGAGAGGAATCGCCATTACGGATCTTAAGGTTATGGCATCGATCACTAAGCTGGAGTGGGTAAAAGACATCGGTTATCTAGATTTTGTGCGGTACTGGGGCTACGATATCCAGGGTGCAATATACCAGGAAATTGTGTACCAGAATACTGGAGAGAGACTGCCATTCTACATTGCGGCCGGAACGAAGGAAGAGGAGCCAAACATCGAAGTGATTCAAGTGACGCAGAACTATCTCGATGAAGCGAAACACATGGTAGAAACGAATATGCCGAGAATCCTCAGAGTGAAGAATGGGGAGGCTGAACCGGACAGATGCGAGATGTGCGATTGTTGTAGGCATACAAAGGTTTTGAAGAGACCGATTTCAATTACGAACCTGGTAGCCGGAATTTAGGCGGTGAGTAGATGGCAGACAATAAGAAATATTACTATTTGAAACTGAAAGAGGATTTCTTTGATTCTGATGAAATGCTGCTTCTCCAGGGAATGAAGGACGGGTACTTGTACAGCGACATACTCATGAAGATGTACCTGCGGAGCCTGAAAAATGAAGGACGGTTGATGTACAAGGACTACATCCCGTACAGTCTGGAGATGATCTCAACGATTACGAGGCACCAGGTAGGGACAGTAGAACGTGCGATGAAGATTTTTGAGCAGTTGAAGTTGGTAGAGGTGCTGGATAACGGTGCAATCTACATGATGGATATTCAGAATTTCATCGGGCAGAGTTCCACAGAGGCGGACCGGCAGAGGAAGTATTATCGCCGCATCCAGGATGAGAAGAAACTGAGCGGCTCCCAGACGCCGGAGGCATTGATTACAGAGATGCAGGAACCGGAGCAGGAGAAACCGCCAGTAGAAAAGCCACCGAAGCCGAAAAAGGCAACGGTAAAGAAGGAAGACACGATGCAGCTCTATGAGCGTCTGGCTCCGGATTATGCACTTGGCGGCGAAATCAGAGAAAAGATGCGTGAATGGTGTACATACAAGATTGAACGCAAGGAAGGTTATAAAGAGCAGGGCATGAAATCCCTTCTCCGGCAGGTAGAGAAGAAAGTGGCAGAATTTGGAGAAGGTCGGGTGTGCGATTTGATTGAGGAGTGTATGTCAAATAACTGGAAAGGCATTATCTGGGATAAAATGATGCAGATTCCGCAGAGATCAGCCGGGGACCGGATTCAAAACAGAGTGAGTGAGGTAGATAACTGGTAATGACAAGAGAGGAGTTCAAAACGCTTGTTAAGGGAATGAAAGCTGTATATGCACAGCCGACATTCATCCCGGACCAGGATGCTTTCAATGTATGGTTTGAGTTGCTGAAAGATATTCCGTATCAGCAGGCCAACGTAGCAATCCAGAAGTACATGCTGACAGAGAAATTCCCACCAACGATAGCAGACATCAGAGAAAAGGCAACGCAGATTGTTGAGAGCGTGGATAACAGCATGAGCGAGTTGGAGGCATGGTCTTTGGTAAGAAAGGCGGTCAGAAATTCCGGGTATCATTCAGTGGAAGAATTTGAGAAACTGCCGGAGGCTTGCCAGAGAGCTGTAGGAAGTGCGGCAAATCTGAAAGAGTGGGCGTTGATGGATTCTGAAAGGGTTGAGACAGTAGAGCAGTCTCATTTTATCCGGAATTACAGGACAACAGTGCAGAGAATCAGCGAGGAGAAAAAGCTGCCGGAATCTATCCGGTTGCTGATTGCCAGCATGAGAGACAATGCGTTGGAGTTGGAAAAGAAAGAGCAGCCTGTGCTCGAAGTTAAGAAACAGGAGGAAGAAAAAACAGATCCAGAACCTGGAATGTCTGAGGAAACGAGGGCAAAGTTCCAACAGGTCATGCGGAACTTACAGGGGAAGATGTGACATGGAGGTGAAGTGACATATGGATATGGCAGAAATCGGAGCGAATATCCGGAGCTGCAGGACAGAAAAGGATATGACGATGGAGGAACTGGGAAAAGCAATCGGCAAGAGCCAGTCGGCGGTAGCGGATTATGAAAAAGGCAGAGTAGACATCCCGGCATCCTCTCTCATCAAGATTGCAGAGGTCCTGGAAGTCCACCCGGCGAAGCTGTTTGGTATGCAGACGGCGGATGAGCAGTTTAAGCCGGATGCCACGCTGAGAATTTTCAGTGCGGAGGACAGGCGGACTATTGCAGGAATCCTGGTAATGAACGGTTATACAACCCGACATATCAAGGTTGCGAGAGAAGGAAAGAAGAGTAGCTGGTACTGCATCCAGGCCATGCTTGAAGAAAGCAACCTGGGAAGTCAGTAGGAGGCGGATATGGAAAAAGTAAAGTTTACGGTATACGGGGAACCGAAAGGGAAGGGCAGACCGAGATTCAATACGAAGACCGGTCACGCCATGACCCCGAAAGATACGGTGTCCTATGAAAATCTGGTAAAGCTGGAATGGCAGACAGCCTACGGGACAGAGAGCTTTCCGAAAGAGGCGATGCTGGATATGAGGATTAAGGCGTATTACCGGATTCCTAAGTCGGCATCGAAGAAAAAAAGAGCGGCGATGCTGGCTGGAGAGATACGTCCGACTAAGAAGCCGGATATGGATAACGTAGTAAAGATTATCGCTGACAGCCTCAACAATCTGGCATATTACGATGATACGCAAATTGTTGACTGCCAGTGCCGGAAGTTCTACTCGGAGAATCCGAGAGTAGAAGTGACGATTATAAATTTGTCGAAGGAAGAATAGGAGGAAATTCACAGTGGATGAAAAAATGGAAATAAGACTCGTGAATCCAACGGAAGACGGATTCTTGCAGAAGATTGACTGGAACAAAGCGGAGCTGGAGGCGAATGTCAGAAGTATCGTGGAAGCATACCAGGGCTTGGTGTATACGGAAGATACGGTATCGGATGCGAAGAATGACAGAGCCGCCCTTAGAAAATTGCTCAATGAGATCGAGGACAGAAGAAAGCTTGTCAAGAAAAAGTGCATGGAGCCGTATGAGGTATTCGAGAATGACTTGAAGGATGTAACGGTACTCATCAAGGAGCAGATCAGCATCATTGACGGGCAGGTAAAGGAATATGAGAACGGCGTAAAAGAGGAGAAGAAAGCCAGATTGCAGGATGTATATGCTGAGACAATCGGAGAATTGGCAGAGGTACTTCCTTTTGAGCGAGTGTTTGAGGCACAGTATCTGAATGTGAGCTTCAAGGAAAGTAAGGCGTCAACCGAAATTCAGGAAAAGATTCAGAGAGTAAAGAGTGACTTGGCGGCCATTGACGCACTGGATAGCAAGTACAAGCTGAATGCGAAGGACGTATATGTGAGAACACTTGATATGTCCCAGGCCATGGCTGAGAATGCCCGTCTGATTAAGTTTGAAGAGCAGATGGAGGCAGACCGTAAGAGAAAAGCCGAGGAAGAGGAACGCCGGAGAGCCGAAGCAGAAGCCAGAGCCAAAGAAGCGGAGGAACGTAGACGCCAGGAGGCAGAAAAAAATGCTGCGGAACGTGCGGAGAGAGAAAAGGCACTGGCAGAACAGCAGGCCCAGGAGGAAAGAGCTTCGGAATCTGGCTACAACGCACCGGTTCCGGATAAGACGGCGGATGTGCAGAGTGAGGAACCGGCAGAAAAGCCGGCTGAAAAAGAAGTTCTTCCGGAGGAGAAGAAATACAAGGCAACCTTCTATGCGATTGGCACACTCCAGCAGTTGAAGGATTTGCAGGAGTACATGAAAGAACATAATATCCAGTTCGGAAAGGCAGGCAAGTAAAGATGAGTGAATTTGTGAAGGAACTGAATTTTGATTGCGATACTTTTAGCGGAATGAAGAGAGATATGAATTTCGTGTTGCAACGTCTGATTGGAAATATGCAGGAAAAAGGATGCCAGAACGGAACACTGACTCTGAAACTTGATGTGTCGCTCATAAGAGAGTTCGTGCCAAACTACAATCCGGAGATACCAGGAGAAAGCAGAGAAATCGCGAAGCCGAAATTTGACAACCAGGTAACAAGCCAGATGAAGGTTGAGGACAAGAAAAAAGGAAACCTGGATACGGAGATGGAGCTGTTCTTGAATGAGGAAACTGGAGAGTACGAATTGAGACCAGTAGCAGATACGACTCAGAGAAGTATCTTCGATGCGGATTACAGGGAAGCAACCGAGCAGGGACCGGCAGTGATCGAACCGGATAACGGGCCGGAGTACATCGAACGTCCGGAACTTCCAGGAGAAGTGTCAGACGAAACCGCCCTTCCTGGTCCGGTAGAAGTGTATGAAGATGCAGAGGACATCGTATATGACGATTCTGCGGACGACAGAGCGGAAGACACACAATTTACTGATGAAACCGATTTAGACGGTGCAGGGGACGGTACAGAGATTACAAGTGACTTTGAGGAAGACGAAACCGACACCGAAGATGATGAGTATGGATATGATGAACCAGAGGAGGAAGAGTAAATGAATTTAAGAGATTTGGTAGGAAGAATGGCAATCAGAACAGATAAGGTGCGTGAGGTAATGCCATGGGAAATGGAACGTGCGTTTCGCTTAGATTTCATGGTTCCTGTACCGATTTTTGATAGAGAAAAGTACATGGACGAGCCGGTAAGAATCCTGGCGGTGGAAGGAACCCAGGTTGTTATCGAGGAAGATGGAAAGAGAAAACTGTTGGAGAGAAGATACATTGATGAACACTGGACGGATTATGAGAGGCTTCTGCATCCGGAAGAGGAAGAGAAGGAAAAGGCTGAAAAGTTGATGAAGGAGTTCGAGGTAGCGGCGGAACCTATCAAGCATTTCCTGGCAGAGCATTATGACCCGATGTGTACGGCGGTGATCTCCATGGATAACATCCAGATTTTCAGAGGAGAACTGGGCGAGCCGATTCAGAATATCTGTTGCCGGTGCGGAGCAGAGGTTGAAGAGGAAATGAAGGGATAATAAATGGATAAAAGGCCGAGAAAAGAAGATGGGTCATTGTTCATATCGTGTAAATCATGCGGAGTGCCGCCGGACAGGTGCAAGGGCTTTTGTATTTTCCAGAGAATGACGGCAGAAGCAGAAAAGCAGAAACAGGAGGAAAAGTCGAATGGCAAAATTTAATATCGAAGTAGAACTTGACTGGATGGATGAAGAGGCATATTCCATCGATGATGAGTTAAGAGAACGGATTGTGAAGGGCGTGGAAAACGCCCTTCTGGAAAAGGCAACGAATGAAGCTGTAAAGGCAGTGGATAATAAAATTGCAGAGAAGATTCTGGAGGCGGAAGAAACGATACAGGCAACCGTAGACCAGTTCATTGCGAATGTGTGCGAGGAGAAGATTGGAAAGATTGTTATCCCGGAAAAGAAAAGCACCTGGAGCGATGAAGTAACGTACAAGCCTCTGTCTGAATACGTGGGAGAGAGATTTGAGCTGTTCCTTACGGAAAAGAGATATGACAGGGACGGCCGCATTGCAAGTTATTCCAGTGACAGGAAATTATCCGCCGCCGGTCTGCTCACGAGTCGGTATCTGGAAGAGGAACTTGGAAAGAAGGTTGAAAAGCTGATTGCGAATGCTAAGAGAGAGGTAGAGGAATCTCTGATAAAATCACTGGAACAGAATTTGAAAGAAAACCTTGCGAAAGACACGATTGAAAGAATGAATATCCCGGAAGTGTTGAAGAAATTAAGCAGCATAGGAGCAAAGCAGGTAACTGGAACATCGTTACCGGAGTAAAGGAGGAGTGATATATGAGTGATTTTATCATAGGGCATGTTACAGACCCGAAGGAAGGACCGTTGGACGGAGTGTACGCTGAGACGAAAGGTACATATACGAAGTTCAAAGGAACAGGAGCATTTCAGAAAGAGAAGAGAATCCTGCATCAGAAAGTAGCGGATGTCGGAATCAAGGCAAGTTTGCAGACCGGCATGGTAAGTATCAATGACAGAAATCGGAACCAGGCAATAGCAGTAAGCATTACAGAGATGGTTGCGGTTCTGAATGAGGCTTTGAGATACGGAACGGCAGGAATGGGAAAGAAGGTGCGGCTGCGATCAACAGGGCAAGCGAAGGAACGTGCCGTCAGTGTGGCAGAAGAATCCTGTGGGTGCGGATGAAGTCCGGAAAGAATATGCCGGTAGACATGGCACTGCATAATTACAAGAAGGACAGCACCGGGAAAGAGAAGATCGTCACGTCGGACGGAGAAGTAGTGACAGGAAGAATCCTGGTAGGCGAGCGTGGAGATGGAGCAGGATATATTTCACACTTCGCTTCATGCAAGAAGTATCGGAGGTAGAGCATGACGCATGAGTTGAAGACATACCCGAAATACTTCCAGGAGACGATAGAGGGCAATAAACCGTTTGAAATCCGGAAGAATGACAAAAACTTCCAGGTGGGAGACGTACTGATTCTGAAAGAATGGGATAACATCAAATACAGCGGAAGAGAAATCGGAGCGGTAGTAAGATATGTTCTCAGAGACTTTATCGGATTACAGGAAGGTTATGTGGCACTTGGGTTACAGATTTTAAGTTAAAAAGAAAAGCCGCCATATCCCCATGGCAGCTCCTCAAATGTTCGTAGATAGATTCATTATATGGAGCAGAGCAAGAAAAGTCAAGGAGGTATGGCGGTATATGGAAAGGCAGAGTGAGCAGGAACTGTTAGCAATCGTACCTGTGGAAACGGAGAGTCTGGAGGGAAACAGAATCTACCAGGTAACAGGGAGAGAACTGACACAGATAGCGGAAATATCTGCGAGAGAAGCGGTCAAAATGTGCAGAGAAGAGCGAAAAAAGACCGAAAAACGTGAGCAGAGTAACGCTGATAAGGTAAAAAGAACCAAGAAATTGTTATCAGACTACCGTAGACTGAAAAGGGAAATCCCGGAAAATGAAGAATTTACGGAAGGCGAGAAAGTAGAAAAACGATGGGCGTTCCTAAGAGATTTGATGGGTTCGGCACATATCAATAGCCAGGAAAGCGTAGTAGAGAAAGAAGAAAAACGCAGGGCGGAGAATATGTATTACATCAACCGGATAGAGCGTGCGATTGAGACGTACCGGGAGGAGTGCGAAACATCGAAAAAGCCAGAAGCTATGCGGTGTTACAGGGAAGTGTACGAATACTACATAGCGGAGGAAGAAAAGACGGTTGCTCAGATTGCGAGTGAGGAATGTGTGAGTGAGAAGACTGTCTATAAGGATATCGGGAACGCCTGCAAAATCATAGCTGTGTACCTGTTGGGTGTGTGAGAAAACTGGGTTCAAAAACAGTAGAAAATATGGAATTGACGAGGGTAAAATACCTGTGGTAACGTAGTAAGTGCCAAAAGCCCATATGTCACACCATAAAAATGGAGCACTGTGAATCGACTTTTCCTTCTCTGATGGCTGGGCGGTCTTCGGACCGCAAAGCCGGAGGAAGGGATTCTTAAAAAACGGTAAACAGCCTGTATTCCCTGTACTTAGGTAGGTAATCTGGTATAATTAAAGTATGGAAAACAACGGTTTTTCAAGGGAAAAGGAGCAGACGGACAATGGGAATTTATACGAGCAGATATAGCAACAAAGAGCTTGCAGATGGCAAATATTACTGTGTAGGAATCAGCATCGGGACGCCGAAATTCAAACTGGCGTACAGACTGGAAAACCAGTGCTACTCACTGGCACCGAAAGGGTATATGCTGAGAATGAACCTGGAAGATTTCAAGAAAGCCTATTACGAGAAGCTGAACGGCATAGGCAAGGACAGAATCATCAACATGGTTATGAAGATGGAACGTGACGCAGCGGCCCAGGGAAAGGATTTGGTCCTCCTGTGCTACGAGGATGTGAGAATCCCGGAAGATTGGTGTCACAGAACTGTTTTTGCTGAGTGGTGGGTGGAGAACACTGGAGAGATTATCGAAGAACTTCCAGACCCGAATCCCCCGAAGGGAAAGAAGGTAGCAACGACAAGTAAGAAGCCCGAAGTGCAGACGAAGCCAGATGATGGCTACCAGCAAATGAGTCTGTTTGGTATGGGCGCTTTAATATAATATCCGGAGCTGGTGTAGGCAGCACACGACTATTCCATAGTTGAGGCCCTGTTCATCGCAGGGCTCCGGTCCAAAAACAACGGCATCGCATCCGAAAGGGTACGGTGCCTTTTTTAATGCAAACGAGAGAAGGGAGAGTTGATAAGCAATGGCATTTTTCAGAGACCCAGGAGAGATGTTTTTGGGGTGCTTGGGTACGGTGGAGCAGAGATACTTGGTAAATCTGATAAAGAATGCTGCGAAGAACGGGTATACGAGGTTTGTGGAGCCATGTGCCGGAACATTCGCCATGAGCAACTTGGCAATCCAGAACGGGTATAAGCCGGAGCAGATTGAGACGAGCGATGTGTCTATGATGAGTTCGGTTATGGGGTATGCCATTACGGGCAAGCCACTCGATGAACTGGAGATACACGCCCAGGGATTTTCCGATGAGGAACTGTTGGACCCGGCGGTTGCCTTGTATGCTCAGATGTATCTGAGAACATCGAAGACGGCCGGCAATGAGTATTTCTTTAATCTGCTGAAAGATTTAAGAGACAGAAGAGAGGAACATATTGAGCATATCCGACAGAGCCTGGAGAATATCAAGAAGGAAATGTATGGCATGACGTATCGCCCGTTGGATATGTGGGATCATCTGGACGAGGTGCTTGACGATCCACACACGCTGGTTATTGCCAATCCACCGACCTACTTCTCCGGCTATGAGAAGTTCTATGACACACAGGGGAAAATGACCTGGAAAGAACCAGAGTATAAGCTGTTCGACCCGGAAACAGGACACGTTGAGTTGTTTGACCGGTGCATGAATGCGAATGCGCTGGTTGTTTGCTACCAGGAAAAAAGAACCGGAGAGGCTGTAGGAGAGCCGATATTTGCAAGAGCCGGTACGAGAGCAGATTTGAACAGCTACATTACCTCGAACAGAGGAGAAGAAGCGGCGGCACTGGCAGAGGGAAGAAAAATCAAAAGACCTTCCGAAAGTAAGCTGGCACCGATTGCCTGTAGTATGTTGCCGAGAGATTACGAGATAACGGAGAAAAGCAAGGTACAGATCATCTCCATTAAGGCAGCAGAGGCACAGTATTACAGACAGCTATGGACGCATAATTTTGTTGGTTCATCGGCTACGTTCAATAGAGCTGTTCTGATTGACGGGATGGTATCGGGCGTATTTGGGATTTCAAAGATGCAAGCCACATCACTCTTCATCTGGTACGTTATGAAGGTCCCACACACCACGTATCGGCTCGGTAGACTACTGTATATGCTGGCACAGAACCATTGCTTCACGGAAACGCTCCTGGACGATCTGGAACGTGAGAAGGTAACGAAAGTCCGGACTGTCATGCTGACGAAGTATCCGGAGAATAAAGAAGTCCGGGGTATTATGAAGCTGGTAAACCGGCAGAAGGATAAGAACAACGGTTTCAAGCTGACATACGAAGCGGAGCTGACTGACCGAACAGAGCAGGAAACATTGAAAGAATGGTTAAGGAGGGAAAGACAGTGGCAGAAGAGCAGAAAGCAAAATATGAAATAATTTATGACATGGGTACGGAGCTGTACATTGCGAAGGTGCAGTTAGCCGACCTTAAGGAGCAGGACATCAATGCCAGGATAATGAAAAATGAGATGCAGGACCAGCTCACAGCGAACATCAAGAACAGAGGGCAGTTGGAGAGCTTGCCGTTAATTGCATTGATGGGAGAGAAACTGGAGATTATTTCCGGGCATCACAGAGTAAAGAGTGCAAGAGAAGCAGGCCTGAAAGAAATTATCGTTATCCTGGATAAGAGTGGGCTGACCCGAAGCAAGGCAGCTTCTAAGCAGTTGGCTCACAATGCACTCTCCGGATTTGATGATGAGAGTACGCTGAGAGAGATTGTGAAGCTGATGGATAACGTCGATGATATGATGGAGAGCTATATTGGAAAAGAGATTCTGGAAGAACCGTTGGAGCAGTTTGATAAGCTGAATACTCCGGCGGTTCAGTTTGATTTCAAGACCATTGCGTTTGCGTTCCTTCCGAACCAGATCAGAGACCTGGACGCACTGATGAAGAATCTGAATGGTAGCTGTGCGGAGATTATCGGCGTTGCTGCCTATGAGCAGTGCGAGAAGTTCGTGGAGACACTGGATAAGTACCAGCAGTTTACGGACATCCGAAATGTAGGGGCGGCAGTCCACTCCATGATTGATGCTGCAAATGAGAAAATGGACGATGCCGGTTTTGACCCGGATATGGACTGGACGTACCTTGCGAAAGTATTTGGCAGTGCTGCCATTCCGGTAGAATCGGCAGAAGTGATTAAGAAAGCTCTGAAAAAAGCAGAGAAGGACGGCACGATTACCAGTAAGAACAAATGGCAGATGATTGAATACTGGGCGGCTGACTACCTGGCAGGGAAGTAGGTGGTTGAATGGCGGCAAAGCAGAAGTATGATGAGAGATTCGTAAAAATTGCCAAGGTATTGTGCATGAGAGGCGGTACGGATGAGGATTTAGCTGACGCATTCGAGGTATCTTCGAGGACAATCAACCGTTGGAAAAAGGATTACCCGGAGTTTGCAGAGGCTCTGGCCGCCGGAAAAGAATATGCAGATGCAGAAGTCGAACTGAGTCTGTATAAGCGAGCAAAAGGAAGTAAGAAGAAAACGAAAGTAACCCGGAAAATTATTGAGATGGACAAAGACGGTAATACCAAGCCTGCGAAGATAGAGACGGTTGAGACCGAAGAGGACATCATACCGGACGTAGGAGCGTGCTGTTTCTGGTTGAAGAATCGTAGGCCGGACATCTGGAGAGATAAGCAGGAAATTGGTCTTTACGAGATAGAAGACATGGAGGGTATTGAAGCCGACATTTATGGCGGCGAAGAATAAGGGCTTATCCAACCCGTATGTCAAGGTCAACAGGCGCAAGCGTATAGGGTTCAATTTCAGCGACAAGCACAAGCGGTATATCAAAAATTGTGCGAACAGTACCTACAATATCCTGGAAGGTGCTGTTCGTTCCGGTAAGACGGTAGATAATGTTTTCGCATTTGCTCACGAATTAAAAACGACGAAGGATAGAATCCACCTGGCGACTGGTTCGACTATGGCGAATGCTAAGCTGAACATTGGAGATGCTAATGGGTTCGGTCTTGAGTATATATTTCGTGGGCAGTGCAGGTGGACTCAGTACAAAGGGAATGACTGCCTGCTGATAAATGGCCCGGATACGGGGTACAAAGACAAGATTGTAATCTTCGCCGGAGGTGCAGCGTCCGATAGTTACAAGAAAATCCGAGGTAACTCATACGGTATGTGGATTGCAACCGAGATCAACCTGCATCATGACAACACCATCAAAGAGGCATTCAACCGACAACTGGCAGCCAAGAACAGAAAAATCTTCTGGGACTTGAACCCAGACCATCCTAAGGCAGCGATATACGTTGATTACATTGACAAATACGCTGAGAAAGCGGCCAAGGGAGAGCTTCTGGGTGGTTACAATTACGAGCATTTCAATATCTTCGAGAATATCAACATCCCGAAGCAGAGAATAGCTGAGATTGTCAGCCAGTATGACAAGGACAGCATCTGGTACATCCGAGATATTGAAGGTAAGAGAAGTATTGCAGAAGGCCTGATATACGTTAAGCTGGCAACTTCCATAGCGGCGGAGGACGATGAGTACATCGTGCCGTTGGAAGAGACGATTGACACGGCGAAACGTGGAGAGTTCATAGAGCTGAATATAGGCGTGGACTTCGGAGGTAACGGCTCCGGCCACGCTTTTGTTGCGTCTGGAATTACCCAGGGATATGAGAAACTGTATGTGCTGTCCTCTGAATGGCACGATGCAGACGGAACAGACCCCGATGATTTGAACCGGATGTTTATGAAATTCGTTGAGAAGATATTGGACCGGTACGGATTCATTACGAATGTGTACTGCGATTCTGCGGAACTGGTGCTGAAACGAGGTTTGCAGAAAGCTATGATTGAGGCGGAACTGGGAAATATCAATGTCACGAATGCTGCCAAGTGCAAGATTACAGACCGTATCTTTACAATGACCACGCTCTCAGCAACCGGGCGTGTGTTCTTTACACCAGATTGTGAAAGTGTTCTCGAAGCTATCAGCATGGCAGTCTGGAATCCGAAGAACATGGAACTGGAACGTCTGGACGATGGAACCAGCGACATCGACTCCCTGGATGCGATGGAGTACAGCTTCGAGAAGAGGATAAAGAAATTCATTAAGAAGACGGGGTGAACTGATTGAGAATTGCAAATATATTGAGAAAGGTGTTGAGAAGATTGGTGCCGAATAACAGTGTGGAAAAAGCCCTGGGCGTTGATATATGCGAATCCGGAGTAATGCAGAATGCCATAGAGCTGTGGCACAACATGTACAAGAATGAACCGCCCTGGAGAGGTGGAAAAGACAATGTGATTCCTCTGAATCTGCCGGCAGCGATCTCGGAGGAATTTGCCAGGCTGATACTAACGGAGTTCAGCATGGAGGTAACTGGCAGTCCGATGGCTGCTTTCATCAATGAACAGTTGAAAGACCAGCTTACGGACTTGAACAAATTTGTTGAGATGTACTGCGCAGGTGGGGCTATTGCAGTGAAGCCGTTCGTGACGAACATAGACGAAAACGGAAAGCCAACGGCAATCGAGCTGGATTTTGTGAAAGCGGTGGATTTCTTCCCCTGTGCGTTCAATAACAAGGGAGAAATAACGGCGGCGGTGTTCGTGGAAGGAAAGAAGATAGGAGATTACCTGTATACCCGGCTTGAATACCATGAGCTTACGGGAATGACCTATACGATCATCAACAAGGCGTTCAAATCTGAGGAGATTTACCAGTACAACGATGATGGGACCTATGCTGTGAGGGATAGATTCCGGAAAGAAGTACCACTGTCTGAGGTGGATGAATGGGCGGGCCTGTCGGAAGAGCCGGTAATTATCGGTAACATCGACAAGCCACTTTTTGCGTACATCAAAGTACCAAAGGCAAACAATATCGATACGGATTCGCCATTGGGGGTATCAGTGTTCTCCAGAGCTACAGAGATAATAGAACAAGCTGACATTCAGTACGGGCGTGTATTGTGGGAGTATAAAGCCACAGAAGCTGCTATCCTGGGCGATTCTGAGTTGTTCCAGACAGATAAGCATGGAAAGCCGGTTCTTCCGGCAGGACAGGAAAGGATGTTCAAGACATTTGACTTCGACAATGCGGATGGAACTAACAAGGGGCTGCTGAAAGAGTATGCACCGCAGATTCGCCACGAAGCGTTGTTCCAGGGACTGAATAAGCTGCTAATGAAAATAGAGTTCCTGGTTGGTCTTGCCTACGGCACACTGTCTGAACCAACGGACATTGAGAAGACGGCATACGAAATCCGGGTATCAAAGCAGAGGTCATACCATACGGTAACGGCGATGCAGGACGCATGGCATAAGGGATTTGAGAAAATCATATACGCCATGAGAGTTCTGGCGTTGCTTTATGATATGGTTCCAGACGGAGAAACGGAGCTGAACTGCAACTGGGGCGATGGAGTTCTGGAAGACACAGAAGCTGAGTATCAGCGTAGATGGTCCATGGTGGTTGCCGGAAAGCTGAAAACAGAAGCGTTTCTTGCGTGGTATTTCGGATGCTCGGAGGAAGAGGCAAAGAACATGATGCCGGAGCCGGTAGCCAGATTTCCTACAGAAGAATAGGGGGTGTGAGCAGTGCTGACACCAGAATATTTGAATAGCTTTTCTTCCGGCTATCTGGGAATGTGCGATGTGCTGAATGAGCAGATCATCCGAGATGTGGCACGAAGGATAGCGAAGACCGGAAGAATTACACCGACAGCCGAGTGGCAGTTGAAGCAGGCAAAACAGTCCGGAGCATTGATGAATGATGTAATCCGGGAGGTCGGGGTTCTGACTGGAAAATCCGATACGGAGATATTACGCTTATTCCAGGATGCAGGCTTGACCGGGATGTTGCAGGATGCAAAGCCGCTATTGCAGGCCGGAAAGCTGAAAACCTCGGATATTGTTCTTTCTGGAGCGATGCAGAGAACTATGGAGGCAGCCGCAGAGAAGTGCAGGGGAGAGATTGGAAACCTTACGCTGACAACGGCAATATCCACACAGCAGGAGTATATGCAGACACTGAACGCAGCCTATATGAAGGTTACGTCCGGTGCTTTTTCGTACCAGGAGGCAATCAGACAGGCTATCCGGGATGCGGCAGTCAAAGGAACATCGGTCATGTATGACAGTGGGTATATCTCAAAGCTGGATACGGCAATCAGAACTGCTCTGCTGACCGGAGTAAATCAGACAGCCGGAAAGCTGACAGAGTTGTATGCTTCGGAGCTTGGGGCTGAGTATTACGAGACAACAGCTCATGCAGGAGCCAGACCCTCACACTCAGTCTGGCAGGGTAAGGTATTCAAGATTGAGGGCACAGCTCCGGGGTATGAGAACTTCTACGAGGCAACCGGATATGGAACGGGAGCCGGTTTGTGTGGTTGGAATTGCAGACATAGCTTCTATCCGTACTGGCCGGGAATTTCCAAACCGGCATACACGAAAGATGATCTGGAGGATTACAGCAGACCGAAATATTCGTTTGCAGGGAACCTTCTTACGGAGTATGAGTGTATGCAGAAGCAGCGTGAATATGAAAGGGCGGTCAGAGAGTATAAGAGAATCCTGGCCGCCTATGATTCGTATATCCAGACGGTTCAATCAGAAGCCGACAGAGCGTACTTCCGAGAAGAGTTTCAGAAAGAATCTGTGAAGCTGAAAGAGAAAGAATCGCAGATGAAGGATTTCTGCAAGCAAACCGGACGAAGCGTAGATACCGCCAGAACGCAGGTATCAGCCGTACATGACGGCAACGGTAACTTGGTATCATTTAACCGCTCAGTCAGTGGAAAAGCTGTATGGGCGAATAAGAAAGCGAGGAAATAAGCATGAAGAAAGAAGAACTGATGAAGCAGTATGAGGAACTGAAAGGGAAAGGCAAAGAGCCGGAAATGATTTTCCTGTATATCCACATGCCGACCGGAGAGACAGAAACCATTGTCAATCCGAATGTTGAGGAGAAGATGAAGTACATTGACCGCACCTACAATGAAGACCTGGTTCATGCGAACTGCAAGGACATTTACATTGAGCAAGCTTGTATTTGTGCGGATTTCGGACCAACCATGATGTTTTCAGATGCTTATATGCTGATGAAACAGGGTGCGAAGGTAAAGTTGCCAAACTGGGGCGGCTACTGGTACTGGGATGCAGAGAAGAAAACAATCATGATGCACACCAAAGACGGAGAGGAACTGGATATTCGCCAGACAGACCGCCCGGAGTACACCTTCGACAATATTGCGTCTGACGAATGGCAGATTGCAGATGAAGAGAACTGCCCGGAACTCGGCGGAGAGGCTACGTTTGGATTCGGGGATGCGTACAAATTCCTGGAACGTGGTGTCAAGGTGGCAAGAAAAGGCTGGAACGGAAAAGGAATTTACCTTGAAATGCAGTTCCCGGATGAACACAGCAAAATGACTCAGCAGTATGTCTATATCGTGACTACGGGGCTTGTGAGTGACAATGAAAATGCACCGAAAGGAATTGTACCATGGGCGCCGTCTCAGACAGATATGGCAGCTAAGGACTGGGTTGTATTCACAGAAGAGTAGGAAGGAGGTGATCCTGCTATCTCCCATCCATGGGTTAAATGGTATTTGCCCCGTATAGGGCCGTAACGTATTAACCCTTACAATTTACCATTGAAGCACTTAAAACGTGTCCTGGGAACTCTCAGAAGTTCGTAGACACCCTTTAAGACCACGAAAATAATTAACAGTCAGCCGGTCCGTTGGTGGAACGTCTGGCTGTTGTTTTTGCCCTGTGATATGGCATATAAACTGTCTCCTTCTCTTGCGTGCGGAGATATAAATGCACGATAGCAGTGCCGGAGTGAACCGGAATCTAAACGAAATCAGCGAAACGAAGAAAGGAAGGTAAGTGAAATGGCTTACGAATTTTTGAAGAAACTTTTTGGAACCCCGAAGGACGGCGAAGAGCCTAAGGCTATGACCTATGCAGAACTGGAGGCAGCGATTGATGCCGACAAGAAAATCCAGGTAGTAGATGTGAAAGCCGGAGGCTATGTGTCGAAGGAGAAACTAGATGCCAAGATTACAGAGCTGGACGGAGTAAAGCAGCAGTTGTCAGATGCTAACACAACGATTCAGTCCTACAAGGACATGGATATTGACGGCATTAAGCAATCTGCAAAGGACTGGGAGACGAAGTACACCCAGGAAACACAGAAGCTGACCGCACAGCTTGCAGCCCAGGAGCGTACTCATGCACTGGATATGTTCATGGGTGGTTATAAGTTCTCGAGCAAACCTGCTGAAAACGGTGTAAGAGCAGAGTTTGAAAAGAAGAACTTTACCCTGGAAGATGGAAAGTTCCTGGGAGGCGATGAGTTTATGAAGTCTCTCATGGAGAATGACGATTACAAGGGAGCTTTTGTTTTCGATGATGATGGCGATCCGAAAGACGATTCCCACGAGGAAGAGGAAGGGAAGCCGTTCTTTGCAAGAGGAGTTGGCGGAACTGGCGGAGCCGGAGGCGAAGGAGTCAAAGGAAAAGAAACACAGTTTAATCCGTTTGGGTTCAACTTAATCAGACAGCCAGACAAAAACTAACAGGAGGAGAATAAAATGGCGAAATTAAATTATGCAACCGAGTATTTACAGACACTGGAGCAGATGTTTCCGTATGTTCTGTATTTTGGAGACTTATTTGCGACACCGAACAATGGAAGATTCCGTTGGGTAAATTCCAGAGTTATCGAGGTGCCAACAATTTCCACAACTGGCCGTACCGATGGAGATAGAGATACCATCGGGACCAGAAAGCGTAACTATAACAACGAGTGGAAACCGCTGACTCTGGAGAACCACAGACAGTGGCAGACACTGGTACATCCGAGAGATATTGCCGAGACCAAGGGTGTAGTGGCAATCGGAAATATCACGAAGGTTTACAACGAGGAGCAGAAGTTCCCGGAAATGAATGCTTACTGTATTTCCAAACTGTATGCAGACTGGACCACTGACGGAGCGAAGACGCCCCACAGCGAGGCACTGACAGAGGAGAACGTACTGACCGTCTTTGATGAGATGATGAAGGACATGGATAACAAGAGAGTTCCGAGAGCCGGAAGAATCCTGTATGTGACACCGGATGTCAGAACGCTCATCAACAATGCGAAGCAGATTTACAGAACCGTTGATGTCGGCAGCCGTTCTGATGCAATCAAGAGAGCTATTAACTCTATTGATGATGTGAAGATTCCGGAGAGCGTACCGAGTGACATGATGCAGACGAAGTATGACTTTACCGAGGGTTGGAAAGTGGATTCCACAGCGAAGCAGATCAATATGGTTCTGGTACATCCAATGGCGGTAATCACACCGATTTCCTACGAGTTCGCTCAGCTCGACCCGCCGTCCGCAGGTTCCCAGGGTAAATATGACTACTTCGAGGAGTCTTTCGAGGATGTATTTATCCTGCCTCACAAGATGGACGCTATTGATTTCCATGTGAACGCATAAGAGAAACTGATTACTGGCTCTGTGTGTGTGCATGGAGCCAATTTTTGAAGGGAGAAACCATATGTATAAAGTTGAGAAAAAGAACAGAGTTCTCAGAATCCCGGATGAGAAATTCGATGAGTACAAGAAGATGGGCTACATTATCCGGGATGAGAATGACAATATACTGTTCGAGCCGGAAAACATCAAGGCAACTGCCGAAAAGCTCAAAAAAGAGAACGAAGATCTGAAAGCCAAATTAGAAGAGGCGGCACAGTATGCAGAGAATGCAGACAAGAAGATCGCTGAGCTTCAGAAAGAGAACGAAGATCTGAAAGCAGCGCTTAAAGCGCAGGCTACAATCGGAGAAGCTGCACCCGAAGCAACAGATTCCGGAAAGAAGACAACCTCAAAGGCAACAAAGAAAGCAGAGTAGGAGGTAGCCTATGTATTTAGCAACGAAAGACGGGAGTTCCTGCCGGATTCCCGAAAGGAAAGCTGCCTACTACAAGAGTATGGGCTATTCGCTTGAAAATCTGGGAGCAAAAGACGGAGAAGTCAAAAATCCTCCGAAAGAAAAGAAGACCAGTAAAAAAGAATCAGCTACGCAGGAAGACGTAAATCCGGCGAATAGCTGATTTTTCTTTGTAGCCTACCAATTTATCGGAAAGGGGTGTTTTGATGGTCTACGAGGACGTAAGAAAGCCGTATGCAGATTTCAAGTACTACAGGAATGATTACGGCGGTGTTCAGATTAAGAATGAGCGAGACTTCAAGAGAATGGAGAAAATCTCAGAAGCGTTTGTGGAACAGGTTACGTTTGGTAGGATTGCAACGCTCGTCTCAATTACCGATTCTATCCGGGATGCAATTTGTTGCGTGGCTGACATGGTAGCAGTGCAGAACGAAAAAAGAGAGGCCGTTGTGAAGTCTGAATCAAACGATGGATATTCTATCAGCTATGCCGATGCTGTAAACGACACTGTTTTGCGCAATGAAATGTACAGAGCTGTTCGGTCATACCTGGCCAACACCGGACTTCTGTATAGAGGGTGGGTGAAAGAGTATGACGACAAACAGTGATGTGACGATCTTCAACTTGAGGGTCGGAGCAGACCGCCGGGAAAAGTTCTATGCCACCAGAATCCTGGGAGTTTCTTGGTACAGGACAGAAGGACAGTCGGTTTCGGATAATAACCGTAAAGCGGCTACGAAATGCGTGGTCAGAATACCGTTCAATGCAATTACGGAAGGTGGAAAGCAGTATATAAGCGAAGAAGAATATAAAAAGCTGTCGGATGAAGAGGCAGAACGTTACTGGACGATCCAGAAGAATGCTTATATCATGCAGGGCGAGTATGTAACAGCAGAGCAATGGCAGTTTGACACGTTCAGTTTCCGGAGCGGTGTGATTCTGAAAGAAGCTATCGAAGACCTGGCAAAACTGCGGAAGTATGATGAGAGTTTCATTACGATCACAGAGTATGCGGATAACACAGTCAGAGGAACCGACCGGACAAAGCACTGGAGAATAGGAGGAGCTTAATGTCACTGAAAAAGATAACGGCTCCGCAGGGTTCCATCGTGAGCAACGGGAAGAACAAAGCAGAGCTGACCTGGAATCCGGACTTTGCGGCGAAGAGGAACGCTCAGTTCAGCAGAAAGCAGATGTTTGTAGATTCCGAGGTTTTAAGACGGTGCAGTCCCAGGGTTCCGTTGCGAACCGGTATGCTGGAGAAATCCGGCAAGCTTGGAACGGATGTAGGCAGTGGCGAGGTAGATTATATCGCCCCGTATGCTGCCTATCAGTATTACGGAACATCTGATACCAGACCGTATGATGCGAACCGAGGAGCGCATTGGTTTGAGAGAATGAAGGTGGCTGAGAAAGAAGATATTTTGCGTGGAGCGGATAAAATCTAGGAGGTCGCATGGCAACGAAAAGTATTATACAGGGCGTATCAGATTATTTTCTGAACTGCCCGTTGCTGAAAGATGGTGTATTCCGGGTAGATGCCCTGGGAACAGAGCCGGTGGAATATACCATAGAAACGGGGATATCTGACCCGATTATTGAAAGATATGTGGACGGCAGTTCTGAGCGGCAGTTTCAGTTTCAGTTCGGATCCAGAGAATTTTACAGCATGGATCGGCTTCAGAATATTGACAACAGCACATTTTATGAAGAGCTTGCCGAGTGGGTGGAAGAGCAGAGCCTTATCGGTAACCTTCCGGAGCTTCCAGAAGGAATGAGCGCTGAGGAGATAGAAGTACTTTCGCCGGGACATATCTATGATGGAGCTATGAAGAATGCAAGGTATCAGATTTCCTTGCGATTATTGTATTTTAAGGAGGCAAGTAAAAATGACAGGTAATGTAAGTGGCGCAAGAGAAGTGGTACAGAGACACCAGTTTGCGGATTATCTAAATATCGGAACATCCGAAAAGGCAAACTGGGTACTGATGGGCGTTGGTTTCACAACACTGGATGAAACCTTCGGAGCAGAGAGTGAATCTGAGAAGTACGTGTGCGAGCCGTCTTCTTCTTCCTCTGTTGTGTCCTACACATCGGTATTTCCTTTTGAAGCAAGACTCATCAAGAGCCAGGATGCGGTCAATGCACTGTACCATGTAGGAAGAAATCATTTAACCGGCAGCGATGCAGAATTTGAGTATTGCAGAGTAGAGTTATGGGACCAGAAGCAGAGTGAATCTACACCGGTTGCAAACACATTTGCGGCCAGAAAGTTCCTGGTATCCGCCGAAGTGAGCGGCGTATCTGGAGAGAAGAAACAGAGCATGAGTGGAAATCTCAATGCAGTAGGCGATCCGCTTGACGGATATTTCAACACAGAATCAAAGACATTTGAAGAAGCTGCGGCTTAGAATTTGGAGGTAAAGTGATATGAGCATGTTAAAAATTTGTGGACAGGAATTAGAGTTAGATCTGTTCGATGCAGATACTATGGAGGTTTATGAGAAATCCATGGATGAGGTTGTGAAAAGAGCCGAGGAATCCAAGAAGCATACGGAGCTGTCGAATGCGGATGGCATCCGGGAGATGTGCGGAATCGTGAAGGATTTCTTCGATGAGGTATTTGGAGACGGAACGGCTAAAAAGCTGTTCAAGGGTAAAAACAACCTGGCAATCTGCATGGATGCTTTCGGAATTGTTTCTTCTGAGGCTGGTAAGATGAAAGGCCAGGTAAATGCGATTACCAACAAGTACAACATGAACCGGGCACAGAGACGCCAGGAAGGTAAGAAAAATAAGCATGGCAAGAACGGAGCAGTAGTAACGCCAATCGGTAATGCGAGTGGGCGTGATAATTCATGAACCACAACATGCTTGTAGACTATCTTCCGGAAACAGTAAAGATTGAAGGTACGGAGTATGCGATAGAAACAAACTTCCGTACCTTCATTCTGTTTGAAATGATGATGCAGGACCCGGAGCTTTCGGACGCTGAGAAAGCAAGGCAAGGTCTGGAACTGGTATATCCGGAGATTCCGGAGAATCTGGATGCTGCGGTGGATGGGTTGTTGTGGTTCTATGCCGGTGGTAAACGATGGCGTGAGAAGAGAGCCGGAGCAGTAGAAGGGGCGGCAGAAGTGCAAAGGATTTATTCTTTTGAGCATGACGATGATTATATCTATTCGGCGTTTCTGACGCAGTATCACATAGACCTACAGGACATTGAATACCTGCACTGGTGGAAATTCAAGGCTTTGCTGAGAACGCTGTCATCTGACTTGGAGTTTAGTAAGATTATGGAGTATCGAAGCGTAGACATTGATGCGACCATGACGAAGGAGCAGAGAGACTTCTACCGCAGGAAGAAAGAACTGTATGCTTTACCGTTGCCTGCTGATGAGGAAGAGAAGGTAGATGCAATAGCAGAAGCCCTTATGAACGGCGGCGACCTTACGGGACTGCTGTAGGAGGTGACTGGCTATTGAAGATGTAAAGAAGAAAATGATACGGGTGGAATGCCCGGAGTGTAAATATAAAATGCCGTTGTTTTTTGAAGAGACGGCGGAGTGTTCGGGCGTGATGGTCTCCTGCAAAGGGAGAAATTGTCATGCCCGTTTTGAATTGAAAATCAAAGACGGAAAACAAATCAAGTAGTGCCATTATGAGCCGATGATTGAGCCGAAGAATTGAGGTGAGAACATGGGCTATGATGGTACGCTGAAATTTGACACCAGCATAGATAGTTCCGGTTTCCAGAGCGGACTAAGCAAATTATCTGGAATGGCGAGCGGAGCGATTAAGGCTACCACTACTATTCTGGCCGGTGCCGCAACAGCGGTAGCCGGTATTGGTACGGCTGCAATCAAGGTCGGTTCTGACTTTGAGGCAGGAATGAGCAAAGTCCAGTCCATTTCCGGTGCTTCGGCTACGGAGATTCAACAGCTTGCTGATAAGGCAAAGGAAATGGGTGCCAAGACGAAGTTCAGTGCCACAGAAAGTGCCGAGGCTTTCCAGTACATGGCGATGGCCGGATGGAAAACCGGAGATATGCTGAACAGTATTGAAGGTATTATGAACCTGGCGGCAGCGTCTGGGGAAGACCTTGCATCGACGAGTGACATTGTTACCGATGCGATGACTGCCTTCGGACTGGCGGCAGACGGAACAACAACCATCATCAAAAACGGGTACTCGAAGGAAGTTTCCAATGCTACACATTTTGCAGATGTGCTGGCAAAGGCAGCATCCAATTCCAATACCAACGTAGGAATGATGGGCGAGACGTTCAAGTACGTTGCCCCCGTAGCCGGAGCCTTAGGATTCAGCGTTGAAGACTGTGCTACGGCAATCGGTCTGATGGCGAACTCCGGAATTAAGGCGAGCCAGGCAGGTACTTCTCTGCGAAGTATCTTTACAAGAATGGCGAAGCCGACCAAAGAAGTACAAGCGGCTATGGACCAGTTAGGAATCTCGCTGACGAACAGTGATGGTTCCATGAAGTCTCTGAAAGAGATCATGAATGACCTGCGTTCTGGATTTGCAGGCCTGACAGAAGCACAGAAAGCGCAGTTAGCAGCATCACTCGGCGGCCAGGAGGCTATGAGTGGATTGCTGGCTATCGTGAATGCGTCCGATGAAGACTACCAGAAGTTGACGGATTCTATTTACGATGCGGATGGTGCGGCCAAGGAAATGGCGGACACCATGAATGATAACCTACAGGGAGCAATCACACTCTGCAAGAGTGCATTGGAATCTGTAGGTATTGCCCTGTACGAAGAGGTACAGGAACCAATGAAAGAAACGGTCAAAGTCATTACCGGCATGGTAGAGGATATGAATGAAGCCATGGCGGAAAAAGGATTTGACGGTCTGATTGAGTCGTTTGGAAATTCACTCGCTGAGCTGGCACAGATGGCTATGGAGGCAGCACCTACATTGATAGGGGTTGCAGAGGACCTGGTAGGTACGTTCATAAATGCCATCATGGACCACCAGGAAGAATTTGCAGAGGCCGGAGCAACTGTAGTTGCTGAGCTTGTAAAAGCGATTCTGAATGTTGCCGGGGATATGTGGTCCGCCGGTATTTATTTGTTTACGGAATTTTTGCAGGCATTAAGCGACCATTCCGAGGAGATAGGCCATTCTTTCGGTGAAATGCTGAGTAAACTTGGCGAGGCGGTACAAGAAAATCTGCCGCTTATCATCCGGGCTGCAAAAGATTTCGTAGCCGGATTCTGCGAGGGGCTGAGTGAAGAATTTCCGGGCGTATCTGCACTGATAGAAGGGTTCCTTAATGGATTCATCGATACGGCAAGTACGATTATCCAAGGAATTGTAGATGTGGTTTCTGACCTGTTCGGTGTGATTGATGGAGCAGACCCGAATGTGCTGGAGGCTGTCGGATATGCAATCGGCGTGATTGCGGCGTCCATAGCAGCTCTGAGCATTGCAAGTTCTGTTCTGTCCTCTGTAAAATCTCTGTTCAAGGTGCTTGGCACACTGAAAGGCGGAGTTTCCGGACTGGTTGGAGTAATCGGAAAAGTTGTAGAAGGATTCGCACTCTGGAAGGGCGGAGCCGGAACACTGATGGAAGTTCTGGAACTGGAGTTCCCGAAGGTCGCAGGTATTTTCTCCTCTATCGGAGGATCAGTTCAGAAGGCAATCGGATTCTTTGCAGAGTTCGGTTCATCAATAGCCGGAATTGGTTCTATCATTGCAGGAGCGATTCTTGCAGTTACCAATTTCGTAGATATGTTTGTAAATGGTTTCAGTGCCATAAAAGAGGTTCTGATGGTAGTCGGTATTGCACTGGCGGCTGTCGGGGCTGTTATCCTTGGAGCACCTGCACTGGTTGCGGCGGCGGTAGCTGGAATTGTAGCTGCGGTAGCAACGGTGATTGTTCTCATCAAGGAACATTGGGACCAGATTGTAGAATTTTTCCAGAGCATACCGGATAAGCTGAGCGAACTTGGTTCGGCTATCGCTGAATGGGGCTCTGGTGTCCTGGATAGCATAGGGGAATTTATTGACTCTGTGATTGAGTGGTTCTCCGAATTGCCAGGAAAAATCATAGATGCGATTAGCTCACTGGCAGAGAGTTTTGCTGAGTGGGGAGCTTCAATGCTGGAAACGGCATCGGAAGTTGTAACACAGATTATTGATTCAATCGTACAGTTTTTCTCCGAATTGCCTTATAAAATCGGGTATGCGATTGGATTTGTGATCGGTACGCTGATTGAATGGGGAACAAATGTGATCAACTGGATCGCAACGAATGTTCCTCAGATGATTGACAATATCACCACGTTTTTCTCTGAATTGCCGGGGAAAATCTGGAACTGGCTGGTAAACACCTACAACAAACTGGTTGAATGGGGAAGTCAGATGCTCCAGAAAGCCGGAGAGATAGCAAGCAACTGTATAGACAACATTGTGAAGTTCTTCTCCGAATTGCCGGGCAAGATTTGGAACTGGCTGACTGATGCCTTTAATAAGCTGGTAACGTGGGGTTCCAACACCCTACAGAAAGCGAAGGAGATAGCTTCTAATACGATAGATGCAATCGTCAATTTCTTCTCCCAGTTGCCAGGAAAAATCTGGACCTGGTTAAGTAATACGCTACAGAAGGTAATTCAGTGGGGTTCCGATATGGTAGCGAAGGGAAGACAGGCAGCATCTGATTTGTGCAGTGCCGTCATAAATGGCGTAGCGAACTTGCCGTCCCAGATGGCGAATGTAGGCTACAACATCGTGATGGGTGTATGGAACGGAATCTGTAATGCGGCCGGTTGGTTCAGACGCCAGGTGCAGAGTTTCTTCTCCGGCATCGTAGACGGTGTTAAGGGAGCATTAGGTATTCACTCCCCGTCCAAAGTCTTTGCAGATGAGATTGGTAAGTGGATTCCGCCTGGTATCGGCGTAGGTATTGAAGCCGAGATGCCAGACCTGTATAAGCAGATGGATGATGAGATGGCCAGTCTTGGAAAGCGGATGCAGACGGCGGTTAATGTGGAAACCGGAAAGATTGCTGTTGATAAGAAGGTCAGCACAACATACAAAGTCGAGAAAGAAAAGCAAGGTGTCTTCGAGAGTGGAGACACAACGGTAGAGATTACCGGAGAGACACACGTTCATGTAGAATTGGACGGTAGGGAAGTTGGAGATACAACAACACCGATTGTCGATGAAAACATGGCAAGAATTGATACACACAAGAAGAGAGGAGGTTAATCATGTCGGGAGTAGGCATTACGTTTGATGAGACACATTCGTTCCGGGACTGGGGCTTAAGACTCAAGAAGATTGTTATCGGCATACCGAAAGCAAAGACAGAGTATGTGAGCGTCCCCGGCATGAACGGGGACCTGGACCTCTCAGAAGCTCAGAACGGCGGCGTAAAATATGAGATGCGGACCTTGAAATTCACATTCGGGGCAAGAAACTGTAGTTATGAAAGATGGAGCGGTCTGTTAAGTCAGATCGCTTCTGATTTGCAGGGAATCTCGAAGAGAATCATCCTTGACACCGACAAGGGATATTATTATACCGGCAGGTGTGAGATAGAGACAGAGAAGAATAACGATGTAACGGCGGAGATTGTTATAAGCTGTAAATGCGAGCCGTATAAAATCAGCGTGGATTCTTCGGATGAGCCTTGGAAGTGGGATACGTTCAGCTTCATCAATGGCGTTATCCGTAACACCTCAGACATCACGATCAGCTCTGGCTCCGGTTGGCAGAAAGTCAGCCTGGACGGTTGGGTTCATAACGAAACGCTCAGAATTGTTTCCAATGCGGAAATGAAGGTAAGGTATCGTAATTCAACCTATACGATATATACTGGCGAGAATATCATGTATGACATTGTTCTGTACAAGGGAGTGAATGACCTTTACTTCCAGGGAACGGGCAAAGTCACGCTGATTCACAGAGGAGGGATGCTGTAGATGTATACGATTAAAGCCTATGTGGACAGCAAGGAGTACACGATTCACGATGCCAGGGTAAAGGCACTGACCGTTGGCGGAAATCCGTATTTTGAAATCGGGGATAACATCAACGGTTCGGCAACCTTCAAGGTGTTTCCGACACACCCGTACTATAACAAGGTTACGAAGCTGACAACAGATATTGTGATTTACCGGGATGATGAGCCGGAGTTTTATGGGCGAGTTCTCTACGATGATGAAGATTTTTCTGGAACAAAGAAAGTCTTCGTCGAAGGAGAACTTGCCTTTTTGTGCGACAGCATCCAGAGACCGAAGGTTTATCATAATATTTCGGTCAAAGCGTATGTGCAGGATTTGATAGACATTCATAATGCACAGGTAGAAGAGAGAAAGCAGTTCGTTGTCGGCAGGGTAACGGTAAAGGATTCTAATGATTCACTGTACCGGTATTCCAATTACGAGGACACAAGAACGGCGTTCAAAGAGAAGCTGACGAGCAGACTTGGAGGACATCTGGTTATCCGGCATGAGGACGGTCTGAGAATCCTAGATTACCTGTCAGATGAAGACTATTACACCAGGAACACGCAGGGCATCCGGTTTGGGAAGAACATGTTGGATTTCTCAAAGAACATGGATGCTTCGGACTTGGCAACGTGTATTATCCCATTGGGAGCGAAGCTGGATGAAGACGAGCAGGACCCGGCACTGGAGGCAATCTCTGAACAGAGAAGAACCATTGCGAGCGTCAACGGTGGCGTGGATTATGTCACAGACGATAACGCAGTGAAGGAATACGGCAAGATTTACAAGACTGTAACCTGGGACGATGTGACAGTTCCAGAGAACTTAAAGAAAAAGGCCGAGGAATATTTGAAGTCGGTACAGTTTGAGAAGATGGTACTGGAGCTGAAAGCGATAGACTTAAATCTGACGGATGAATCTTTCCAGAGATTTGAGATCGGCAACATGATCCAGTGTGTTTCCACACCGAACGGTTTAGACCGGGAATTTCCGCTGACAAAGAAGAAAGTGTATATTACCAGCTTCAAGAACAACACCGTTACGTTGGGCGATGAGACGAGTGCTAAGTCCTACACCTCGTCAAACCGCCAGAGTACGGCTGAAATGGAAGAGACAATAAAATCCTTGCCAAGTAAGACAGAAATCTTGCAGGAGGCTCTCAGAAGCGCACAGGACCTAATAAACAAACAGGTAGCCAGTGGATATGCAGTACACGTTCCGAATGAGTTCATCGTTGCTGATGATGTGGATTATAAGAACAAAGCCAAGAATCTGTGGAGATGGGGACTTGGCGGTTTTGCTCATTACAGCCAGGGATATGACGGACCAATAGACGGCGTGGCTCTGACGATGGATGGAAAAATCAACGGTAAGATGCTGCTGGCAAATTCCGTGAAGACCGAATCTCTGGATGCCGGGTATCGAACATCCGTGGAGACGAAGATATCCGAAAGCGAAACGGCAGCCAATGAGTATGCAGACGATACGGTAAGAGTGGCAAGGGAAGAGATAGAAAATTCCATTTCCAACATGGAGAATCGGATTGACCTGTCTGTACGAAGCGTCAAGGAAAGAGTTACCAGAAAGAATTATATAACCGGTGGAGAACAGGAGACACTGGATCTGGCCAGGTTCTCGATATCCGGAGCGACCAGCATTTGCAAGGTGGAGAAGTCGGAGTTTCTGAACATGAACGCCTTTAAGCTGACGTTTTCCGGAACCGGAGCAGTAACACTGACACAGAGTCTGGGAACACTGGAGGCTGGCAATTATAAGATCGCTGTTGAAGCAGCGTATCCGGAAGGTTCAAAGTACCGACCGTCTTATATCCAGTATGGATTTGCCGAAAATAAGTCCACAGCTTATCTCAGTGGATATACCGCAGATGAATACCATGCATACAGCAAAGAGGTCAAGATCACGAAAGCTGCAAAGTCTGTAGCTGTGACGGTATACGGATATTCCGGAAAAGTATTGTATGTAACGGATATCCGGTGTTTGAGGGATATGCAGGAACTGTTGGACGATATCGATGCAAGACTGGATGTCGAAGTCGGGAAAGTATCTGCAACTGTGTCTGAAGTATACGAAAACTCATTGCACAATTATTGCAGCAATGGGAATTTTTCGGATAGCACTGATAAGTTTACCGGATGGAATAGAAGTAGTGCTGCACAAATAACGCAGACTACCTTTTCTGGAAAAAGCTGTGCAAAGATAGAGAATAATACTTCGACCTATAGCCTCTCATGGTACCAGAGACCATGGGCGAAAAAAGGGAAAGTGACTGTAAGGTTCAAAGCAGCTTGCGATACGGAAGATTCCGGAAATGCACGGATACGAGTCACGATTGACGGAAAAGCATTTTTAATGGCTGCCGGAGAGCTTGGAAGTGGGTGGAAACAGTTTGAATTTACAGCCGAAGCTACGCCGTCGTATTTTTACACATACTTTTATAACTATGTGGCGGATACGACTGTATATATCACGGATGTTGAAATCCTTGGTTATATATCCGCATACTCAGAAAGCCAGTTGAGTGTATTGAAAGACTCCATCGAGGCAGAGGTCAAGAGAGCAACAAAAGGCGAGGAAGATCTGAAGGCATCTATCAAAGTCAATGCCGATAATATTACCAGCAAGGTAAGCAAGGGAGATTTTGGTTCATATGTTACTCAGTATTATGACAGAGTAATTACGGCATTCAACAACAGCAGTAAGTATGTGCAGATCAGTGCAGGAGAGATAGCCATTTATGATTATGGCGTGTCTTCGTCAAAGAAACGAGCGGTATTCGATGAAAGCGGAAACCATTTCTATCGGGATGGTTATTATGTCGGATGTATTGGCACAAACCAGTGGGCTCAGAACAATTCTCATAAGGGGCTGGTGTTCGACCTGGAGCCACAGGGAAAGTACATGGCGTTCGCTCAGAAAGCCAGCGCATCAGCCAGCTCATACACGACAATGTTATGTTTCAGCCGTGCGAACTCTATTTACGATGAGTATGGCGTGAATATGGGTTGCAATCTGATTGGAAACTGGTACACGCTGAAGAACTTCAAGATAGGTTCGATTTCTGCTGGAGGATATACCGCATTTAGCGGAGCAATACCGATTGTATGTGAGATCACGAACAACGGTAACAGTTGGACGTATTCACATCTCAGAGTTTACAACGGAATCATAGTAGGTTACTGGAACTAAGAAGGAGGCAAGAAGATGGAAATTATTTTTCCGAGAGGAGACGCACCGGAAAAGGTAGCGAAAAACAGTGTAGCTGTAGGAACCATTAAAAGAGAGCAGGAGGTAAAGGAAGATGGAAGAGAAGAAAAAGCCGGGCAGACCGCTTAGTGTTATTTATGCTGATGCGAAGCAGGCAATCACAAGGCAGGTTGGAAACACGATGGCGGCTTACGGGTTGCCTATTTTTATGGCAGAGGGGATTCTGAGCGGAGTGCTTGCTGAAATCAGATCAAATGCTGCAAACGAACTTGCGGACGATACAGCCAGATATGAAGAGGAATTGAAAGAATATTATGAAACCGAGGCGAAAGAGAAACAGGAGACTTTCGAGAAAGAGAAAGAAGAGCTGATTACGCTTTTTGAAAATCCGGAAGAAGTCCCGGGCGCATCGGAAGAAAATGTTGCCGGAGAGGAGCCTGTTATCGAGGAGGTGGAGTAAATGGCAGATATTTCCCAGGAAATAGATCAGCTTAGAAATGCGGTCTATGGAGAAGAGGTGCGAGGAGCTTTTATCTCCTGTATGCAGAAGATTCACGAGGAAAATGAAAGCTACAACAGCATCAAAGAGTCAGTAAATCAGTCGGCGGCTACCATGCAAGAGCAGGTAGAATCTATCAACACGAAGTCTGAGGAAGTCAAAGCTGCATTGCATAACCTGACTATAGCAATCGCCAATGGTAAAGCTCAGCAGGATGCAAATGAAAAAGCTACCGCAGCCGGAAAGACACAGCAGACTGCAACCGAGAAAGCTACCGCAGCCGGAAAGACACAGCAGACTGCAACCGAGAAAGCTACAGAGGCCAGCAAAACACAGCAGACAGCTTTACAGAAAGTCGTTGATTCTGCAAAACAGATTGACTCAGCAATCCAGCAGTCTGTAACGGCAGCGAACCAGGCGACGCAGGATGCAAAGCAGGCGGCTGGTCTGGCATCTACAGCAGCCGGGAATGCGGATGGTGCGACTTCTGCGGCAATCCAGGCGGCTGAGAACGCCAACCTGGCTACTGATAATGCGAATAAAGCAGAACAGTCCAGGTCACAGGCTGAAACTGCCAGAGTCCAGGCTGAGCAGGCGAGATCCCAGGCTGAATCAGACAGAGCATCTGCGGAGCAGACAAGAACCGCCAGTGAAAATGTCCGGATTCAGAACGAGAAGGACAGGCAGGCGAATACTGCGGATGCCATTGCTAAGGCGAAAGAGGCTACAGAGATACTTATTAACCAGGTCAACACGATTGCGTTCCAGATTAACCCGGATGACAAGGGACTTGACGCAATCATTTTAAGTGCATAGGAGGCAGAAAATGAGTGAGACAATCAATATCCCCAGAGACACGACCATGCAGTTACTGGTCAAAGTTCACAGAGATCAGATTGCTGGAGAAATGGATCTGAAATATAAAGAGAAAGTTGCGGCAGCTACTTCCAAAGCGGAGGTAGATGCCCTTTTTACTGAATGGTGGAAGATTCAATATAATCCGGAGCTTTTCACGAAAGCGGAGATGCTGGAGAGATGGTTCGGAAATGTTCTGGTTGATTCCAGAGTTCACGGCGTAACGACACCAAGATATGATAAGAGTACGTCCATGATCGGAACCTTAACGGATGATTCCACAGGACTGACATGTACACCTTCCACAGAATCTACAGCCGGTAATGATCCGTTTGCACACCTTCCACAGTTTTGGTGTCTGGAGGTTGCGGCAGAGAAAAAAGCAGATGGTTCCCATGAGATTTTCTATGTAGAACACATTGACGATACAGCAAAGGTCAGAGGTGGAGAACATCTGTGTTGGATGATCCAGAAGAACACCTACAAGCGTGAATGGCAGGACAAGGATTACAAATATCTGAAAACCAGATGTACACCGGCTCCAGGCTACAAACGTTGGAAAGAAGGCACAGACCGAACCGGAAAAGTGCATGAGTACATGGCACATCCGAAATATTACGCTGGTCTGGACGCAGACGGAGCGATCACTTGCGGAACTGGACTGGCACCGGTCAACCGTACCTCACATTCAACCGGAGTAACCAGATGGAGAGCCAGAGGAACACAGTATTCCGGAGCATCTGGATCACTTCTGAAGTTCCTGGATGCTATGATGCGTCTGAAATATGGACGTAAAGGAAACTCCGGAAAGATTGAAGGATGCTCAAGCTACAGTTTCCAGTACACGGTAGCCGTGGCTGAGACCGGAGTGGAGCGAGTAATTCTGACCACAGCACAGGCGGCAAACCTGTTCGTGGGTTCTGCGGTCATGCTCGGAACAAATGCATCGACCGACAGAAACGCTGCCAGTGCATATTCCATTTTCGACGCGAAGGTAATCACAGCGATTGAGACTGTGAACATTGACGGCACAGACTATTCCGCAGTGTACGTGGACAATGGAGGAAAGACTTTTGACACAGTAGCCGGAACCACGATGTTATCTACCGCTCCGTACTATTCCGGATGGAATGACAATGTACTGGGTAGAGATGGTAGCCGATACAGCCCGACCTCCGGAAAAGAACCTGGAATGATTCAGGGCGTTGAGTTCATGAACGGTTCATATCTGATCGTCAGTGATGAATTATGGCAGTGGAGCACGGATGCAGACGGAAATTACAAGTTTGACTGCTTTAAATGCTATGACCAGTCAAAGGTTGGCTCTGCAATCAATGAAAATTACGACAAAGTGGATGTTCCGACACTGGTATTTCCGAAAGATACGGCGGCATGGACTTGGAAGTACATCACGGACAATGCAATCAGTGATGATGTTCTGTGGCCGGAGGCAACCAACGCAAGCGGAAGCGGCGTTGGAGTGGGAGCTGGCTTCGTTTGCGGACCTGCGGCGTCTGGTGTTCGTGCGGCTTGGTGCTTTGGTTACTTGGGCGACGGTGGTCATGCTGGCGTTCCTTGCCGTCACTCGGGCATTGGGGTGTCTGACGCTGGCTGGCACGGCTCTCTCGGAGCACCTGGTCTTGAGGGTTAAAAACGGGGTGAATGCGAAGCAGAGGGGCAGTAAGCCCCTTTATTGTCTTATTTGCAAATAAAATAATTTTAGGGTTATACGGTGTCTGGGAGCTGGCTTCAATTGCGAACCTGCGGCGTCTGTTCGTGCGGCTTGGTGCTTTGGTAACTTGAACAACGGTGGTAATGCTGGCGTTCCTTGCCGTAACTCGAACAATGGGGTGTCTAACGCTAACTGGAACGGCTCTCTCGGAGCAACTGGTACAATTTTGAAAAGAGTATTTAAAAATCATTGCATCGTATAATCCTCGCTTATGTGCGAAAATAACTTGAAACCAACGAGGCTAGTACCGAAAGGGAAAGCCACGGAAGTAACCAGATGAATATTAAGGAGGTTGATGTTTGAAAACATACTGCAAACCAGCAACGGTCAACATAGAAGATTGGCATTTTAATGAGATTGCCGTTGTGGAATGCTTCCGGAATAAGCGGAGCAGAAAAGATTTCCAACGTCTGCTATGCAAGACCGGGAAAATAACAAAGCGTGAGATCGTAGAAGATCAGTTGAATAAGGATTTTACACGAACCCTGGAAGCTGAATCAGAAGTAGCAAAGATGCTGACGCAACGTATAATCAACCGAGATTTACAATTAAAACCGATTCGCCAATTTCAAAGAATTGACGGACTGACGCAGAAGCTCCGTGATATCTGCCAGGAATCTCCAGAACAGCAGGTGTTTGAATATATCGGAGTATATGCGTTGAAACCTCTTTTCAGAGCAAAGATTTTACCGATCCAGTACGGGAGCATCCCGAATAAGGGAGGCGTAGCCGGAAAGCGAAAGATTGAAAGACTGCTCCGGAAGAAATTTCACGGCAAGGTAGTTGCCTTGAAAGGAGATGTAACAAAGGCTTATCCCTCAGTGACGGTTCCAATCGTCATGGAGATGCTGAGGAGAGACATAGGCAAGAATAAAGTGCTGCTATGGTTCCTGGGTGCTCTTATGAGCAATTATCCTGGGAACCATCTTTGCATAGGCGGATATCTTCCGGCATGGCTATTCAATTACGTGATGTCTTATGTATTGAGATATATCTATGAGCAAGCTCAGATACGCAGAGGAAAGCGAAATAGGCTTGTATATGCGATTGTATGCTATGCAGATGATTTCACGATCTATGGCGATGTTTCAAAGCTGAAAAAGGCAATGAAGAAAGCTACGATCTGGGCTCATGATAAGTTCGGATTGAAAATCAAGGATATCTGGCAATTCTACCAGGTAGCTTCGTTTGATGAAGAACGGGAGAACCTGGAAGAGCGAAGGAAAGGCAGTAAGAAAAGGACGCCCGGAGTTGATATGATGGGCTATGTAGTCCGGAGGAGATACACGATCATCCGTGGGAGAGTATTCCGGAGAATCCGGAGGCAAGTGCTCAGAGCCTGGGAAGATTTCAAGGAGAAAGGATTTATCCCATGGTGGAGAGCCTGCCGGATTGCAGCATACAAAGGCTGGATAAAGCATAGCAACAGTTTGAAATTCCGGATGGAGTATTGTTTTGATAAGCTATTCAAAATGTGTTCATACAGTGCAAGTAAGCACGGAAAGGAAGTAGAAAATGAGAAGAGAATCTTACTTATCACAGCCCCCAGCAGTTGAGGTCTATCTGGTATTTTCCGGAACAGATGTTATCATGCGTAAAAACATTGAGCTGGTGGATAAAGAGGACATCCAGGATGGGAAAAAGAATAAGTACAAGGTGTGGGAGTGCGAGGAGGTCCAGTTCCATTACCAGGGCAAAGTAACCCAGGAAGAGATCGAATCTGATTTTGATTACTGGTACGCAAAAGCGGAGGAGGTTCCAGATCCTTCCAGTGTGGAAGATCTGAGCCTGGAGGATGCCAGAAAAGCGAAATACCAGGAAATCGCATCAGCATGCGAGCAGACGATTTACTCCGGAGTAGATGTGAGCACATCTTCTGGTGTAGAACATTTCAGTCTGACCGAAAAGGACCAGATCAATCTCTTTGGAAAGAAAATGCAGTTGCTGGCCGGAGAGGAGAAACTGGAGTACCACGAGGACGGACAGCCATGCAAGTATTTCTCGGCGGCGGATATGCAGAATATTGTTGACCGGGCAATGTTTTTTGTATCGTACAATACAACGTATTGCAACGCTATGAATATGTGGATTAAGTCCATCACGAAGCCTGGAGACTTCGAGCAGATTCAGTGGGGTGTGAAAATTCCGGAGGAGTTCCAGAATGAAGTGCTGAAAGATTACATGAAGATTCTGGCATCCGGAGGTGTTGTATAGTGAAAGCGTTTCTGAAATATTTGACGCTCTTCCTGGTAGGAGGGGCGTTTTATTATGCCATGGAAGTGCTGTTCCGAGGATATTCGTTTTTAGCGATGGTAGGATGCGGCGGATTGTGCTTCATCATCTGCGGCGTGCTGAATGAGAAAGACCGGTGTATGCCCCTGGTTCTCCAGATGGCGATAGCGGCGTGTGGAATTACGGCCATTGAATTTGCCTTTGGACTGGTTCTGAATGTGTGGCTCGGTCTGGGAATGTGGGATTACAGCAATATGCCGGGAAACGTCCTGGGGCAGATTTGCCCTCAGTTCATGGTGCTGTGGTTCTTTCTGTCGGCAGCAGGAATCTTTCTGGATGATGTGATTCGTTGGAAGTTCTTTGGAGAGGAGAAGCCGCATTACCACCTGTTCAAGAAAGGACCGGCGGACAAATGACAAAGCTACAGATTATCGCTAAATTATGGTCTGCGGTGTATGACCTGGTGTTTCTGGTAAAGGAGACGCCAACGAAGACACTGGAGCAGATAGAATCAGATCTTGACGTTATCGAGTATGCGTGCCAGAAGTACGCAGACTGCGACGACGATGAGATAGCAATCGGGAACGAAGGAGGTGTTTTATGTGAGAATACGAGCACAGCCCGGAAAATGGATTAGTTCGCAAGTTTCGAAGTAATAGCAGAAAGGAGAAACAGAATAAGTGGAGTTATGGATAGCTGCCGGGGTACCGTCTGCGATTGTAGCATTCTGCTTTTGGATGCTTGAAAGACGCATCCAGGAACGGGCGGAGGCTGAAAAGAGCGAACGGGCACGCAGGCAGGAAGAACAGGACATTAAAGAAGAGAATCGTGAGAAGTTGCAGTATATGATGCTGAAAGCTCTCGATGGTTCTCTTTGTCTGTCAGAAGCTACAGCGAAAGCGGTACAGAGGATTCCGGATGCGAAATGCAACGGCGATATGCACAAGGCGTTGGATTACGAACTGGATGCGAAGCATGACCTAGAGAACTTTCTGGCAAGGCAGGGAGTGAATCATATCACAGGGGAATAAATATGTGGGCGTATTTGCCCCGTATTTGCCTTTAAAGCGTTTAGGCAATAATTTCCCCACCTACACGATTAGAAACGCTACAGGAAACTATCAAGAGATTATAGAACATAGTAGGAGGAATGATTCTATGGAATTATTGAATTTTTTAAACCAGGTGCCGATTCCGGTTCTGATCCTGGTGATCGCAGTGCTGGTCGTTATAACAGCAGTGGTCGTATATCAGTATGCGAAAGCGAAAGGACTGGAGGGCATCCGTAAAGAGGTGTACGAGCTGTTCCTGCACGCTGAACATATCTACAAAGAGTCCGGCCAGGGAGAACAGAAACTGAAATGGGTAGTACAGCAGGCAAGAGGATTGCTGCCTAAGTGGTTGCAGGTAATCATGTCCGAAGAGGTGCTGCTGAAAATTATTGACTGGTGGTTCAAGGAAGTTAAGGACCTTTTGGACGATGGAAAGGTAAATGGCTCTCAGAACTGATCGGAGAAGGGAGAGAGGAGCTATGGGCTTAAAAATCCTATTGGTGTACCTTTTGGGGATTTTGCTGTGTCAGCCGGTCTATATCTGGGGTATCCGGACACTGTGCCGGATGGAAGATGAAGACGAAGAACTATACTGCCAGGACAATGGCATGTATTATGAGCCAAACAAGCCGAATTATCCGCTTCTGATAGTGTTGCTGCTGATAGCAGGAATCTTCTGGCCGTTGGTAATTTTGTTTGCGGTGTTCGTTCCGTTGACATTTTTGCTGATGGACAAGATGGGACAGTTGCATCCGAAAGATGATGATGAGATGGACCCAGAAGAGGACACATACTTATGACCGGGTGGGGAGAAATCCCTGCCCCTTTTTTATGAATGAAGGAGAATTTACAAAGCGTCTGATATCTTTCTGGTTAAGTTCGAGGCTCCGACGAATACCGGTTCGGCAGTGAAGAAAGCAAGAGCTTCTTACGGGGAACAGTATTTAAAACTTTATCAGAAAAAGGAGGAAACAAAAGTGAGTAAGATTGAAAATGCAGTAGCAAGAGCCGAAGCGATTGCGTTGGATGATACCCACGGTTATGACCAGATTGACCGATGGGGCAATCCAAACTATGATTGTTCGGGATTGATCATTGACAGTCTGGAAAAAGCCGGAATCCCGGCAAAGTCGAGTGGTGCAACATATACCGGTAATATGCCGGAAGTTCTGCCAAAGATTGGATTTAAGAATGTGGTCGCAACTGTGAATCTGGCAACTGGAAGTGGATTGCAGAGAGGAGATGTTCTTCTTGGTAACGGGCATACAGCATTCTATTGTGGAAATGGAAAGATTGTACATGCGAGCATCAATGAGAAAGGAACCACGACAGGAGGAAAAACTGGAGACCAAACAGGTAGAGAAATTTGCATCCGGAGTTATTATAATAAGCCATGGAAGTATGTTTACCGATATACCGGAGAAGCCGGCAATGCTGGTACAGTGAGCGTAAGAAATTATCTTCAGAAAGGAGATTCCGGAGATGCAGTAAAAGAGATGCAGAAGATGTTGATTGGCTGCGGATACTCCTGCGGCAAGTCCGGAGTAGATGGTTCCTTCGGTGGAGATACAGAAAAAGCTCTGCTTGCATTCCAGAAATTCTATGCGTTAGAAGCTGACGGAAAATACGGACCGGCAAGCAAGGCTAAATTGACCTCTGTATATAACAACAAACAGAGTGCATCTGCACCAGAGGTTGCGAAAAGCCCTCAGTATACCGTTGGAAAAGGATACACACTACAAGTGGAATTGAAAGTGCGTACTGGTCCCGGAACAAATTATACTGCCAAGAAGCATTCGCAGCTCACAGCAGACGGGCAGAAACATGACAAAGACAATGACGGTTGCTTGGATGCTGGTACAGTTATTACCTGTAAAGAGGTAAAAGTAGTCGGCAACGATGTATGGATAAAAGCACCGTCTGGATGGATGGCGGCCTACTATCAAGGACAGGTATTCATCAAGTAATAAAGCCTTTAATGGCAAGGTAACTAAGAAACTAAATGCACCTCTTTTGGTCGAGGAAAATATGTCACATTCGCCCCGGTGTTCTGCCGGGGCTTCTTTTTTTATTGCGGAGCAAGTCCGTAGAATAAATCAATATACAAAATTCACAAAAATTTCCCTTCAAATTTGACGAAATGTGCCTGAGCAACGATAGGCGTTTTTAGATACTAACTTATGCCTAAGAACTAAAAGCCGGTATAGAAGCGTGTACGATGTTATAGACCTATATGTTAAAAATGCAATTCTGCAAAGTTCAATCTGAGTTCCAGAGTTATCCACAGGAAGAATGTTGATAATGTGAATAAGTCGAAAAATCGAAGCAGTTTCATTTCTTATTATATAAAACCTTGTAAGATTTCTTACATGATTTCTACACCATAATTAGAGATAGAGTAAGAGATAGAGATAAAGATAGATAAAGAGATAAAAAAGAATAGCACTTTGCGTGGCAAAGATGCTACACACATTGATTCGACAGCTCGAAAAATAATTGAAAAATAGAAGTAAAACACTTGACACGTTCGAGTTATCGAAGTATAATAAAGTTACAAAATAACAAAACAAATACACGATACAGAGTAATGCAGGCGGCAAGGTTGATGGAATAGTACATATACTTGCCAGACGGTTCCAACCCCGTAGAAATGCAGAGGACAGAACAGATGAGAAAGGAGGAATTGCCCGTTGGGAAAAAGAAAACGCAGGATTGAAGAAAAAGAAGAAGAGCTGCTTTCAGAGCAGTTGAAGAAGACCAAAATTGAAATTTATGAATGTTGGACGCATATCGTAATTTCCATAGTAACAATGCTGATAGCAGTTGTTACGGCAGTTTTGACCTGGTTCAAGTAATGTTCTGAAAAACAGCTCGGTAGCCGGGGAGACAAGTTCTCCTCGTGCTACCAAGTTTATCACAGAGGAGGCAGAAAGTAAATGAAGAAAAGCAGAAGAATGTTTTCACTGGCTATGCTGGTGTGCTTGATTGTTGGAGTTTCGACCGGAATCAGAGAATGTATCGGAGCTGCATGTGCACTGGCATTCGTAAATGCAACACTCGGACTGGAAGATTTAGAGAAAAAAACGGAGGATAAGAAATAATGGATGCAAAGAATCAGCAGGATAGAGCAAAAATGGTAGAAGAAGCGGTTGGCCGTATGTGCCGCCTGGGAATGATGCCGCAGGTAATCACAAAATTTAGAAAGCAGGGAACGGTCCTTAAATCTGAGACAGCAGGTATTCTGTACGATTTGAACGATGAGGAGAAGAAAGCGGTTGCTGACTGGGAAGAAAAAAGCGGCGGCATCGTATACGCTGCAATATTGAGTAATATGGTGTTTGGAAGATGTCTGGCGTTGTTGTATATCAGTGCAGAGGAAGAGGAGTGGGAACTGGATAGAGAAGACCTGGAAGGGAGAGTTCCACTTGCGTATGTGGCAAATCTGGATGCTCCGGATTGTTCCGAACTTGGAAGTATTGGAATTGCACCTGCAAATGGCGGCTTAGTAAGAACAGAGTAGGAGGTGGCGTGATGCTGGAATATAACGAGCAGACGGAAAATCTGATGGAGATTGCTATGATGCTGGAACAGCTCAAAGGCGAGAGCGAGTATCTGTTCGAGGTACTGACAGACATTGATAGCATAACTTGGAAACAGAAATTTGTGGACTGGGCGAATGAGTTCACAGAAACCTACGAGCCGAACAAGGATGTGTGGCCGGGAAATTACCTGGAAGTGATTGAGGGATTCGCCAGAGAGAAAATCTTGGAGTTTGCCGGAGTGGAGGACAAGGAATAATGAATTTGAGAAGAGCGGGCAAAGGAATTGTCAGAAAAGGTAAGCGGCCGAGCGTATACAGAATCGGCTTCAATGATGGCGATGAAACAGAGCTGACCGCAAATGGCATAAATGAACTGGAGGAGTTATGGCGGTCCTTGTGTCCGGAATTTGAATGCGAACCGGACAGCGTAAACTATGTAGAGAGAGTAGGATATGAGGAGGAAGACTGATGGGAAAAGAGTATGAGGAAATCAAGGCTGAGATAAGCGTACGAATCAGCACAGAGGATATTGATGATATTGTTACAACGGCACTGGAGGGCGGTATTTGCTACTGGTGCAGGCGAGCAGAAGTCAAAGGAAAGTATCTCGGAGAATTTGCATCGGAGCAGATCAGCAGAGGAGGAGTCCTGGTATTGCATGATTCGGTGGATGGCAAGAAGAGAGAACTGAACAAGGAAAAGTTGCTCAGCGGAGTAAAACAGTATCTGGAGGATGAAGACAAGCCGTACAATATCCTGGTGGATGCGGAAGACTCTGTAGGATGCAGCAAAGGAGTCTATGAATTGGATTGTTGCATGGTAGATGCGACAGTGGCAGACATGATTATCCAGTATGCGATATTCGATGATATTATTTACGGATAGGAGGACGCCGGGATGGAGGAAAAGAAAATTGTAGTGTATGTCCTGCATGGGTTCTGGGAGAACGAATTTACAAATGGGTGTGCAGTGGTGGATGTGTCGATTGACCTGGAGACGGTCATGAAGAAACTGGATGAAATCGTTGAGAGTAAGGCACGAGAGTATGTGAAGGTGCAGGAGGATAAAGCCGAGGAAGAACGGGGATTCCGGCATTTTGAAATATGGGATGAGAACGGGCAGAGTGCTAAATTCTATATCGTAGAGCAGTATCTGGAATTATCGCAGAGTATGATGGAGGCGATTGCTGAATCATTAGCGAAAGGAGCAGGAAAATGAGAAAAGTATATCGGTGTGAGCATACAGTACCGCCGGTTTGGTGGTTTACCTTCGCAGACAGAAATGCGTTGGGAGAGGAAATTGTAGTAGAGTTCCGAAAGAACGAAAACACGCATGGAAAGCATTCACTTCCGGCAATGTGGAAGAGAAAGGGATTCATAGATAAAGAACCGGAAACGTGGTGGGGCGTTCAGACCTATGTAACGGACCGGCAGGGCAGATGTTCCGGAAAGTACAATCCAACAACCAAGGATGGGAAACTGAATTTTGAGTGGCTGTTGGAGGCAACCGAGGAAAATCGACAGAAGATAATTGATGAGATTTACCGCAGGGCAAACGCTATCTGGTACAGGGAAGATTGGTATCTGGAAGACCTGGAAGAAGCAATCCGGAGCTCAGGACTGGAAGTGACCCAGGAAAGGGTAGACAAGCTGTTGGAGGAGTGCCACCGTATATTTGATGATAAATCCGGAAGAAATGAGATGCTGGCCCAGAAAGTAAGCGAGCTGTTTAAGGAGGAGTAGGAAATGTTTGGAAGACTGATTCTTGAAACCTATGTACAGGACAGATGCCGGGACATCAGATTTAAGGATGAACACTTGACCTGGTTTGAGATAAAAAAGAATGATGCGAAGCGGATTGTTAAGAGAATGGGTTGGGAGAGTCTGGCAGATTTTCTGAACAATTACACCTGGGATGATACGGAGATTCTGTACCAGATAGCTGATAGCTGCGGAATGATAGTCGCTGATTGGATTGAAAGAGAGGTAGAGGATGGAAGAAATTAGAGGGACTGATTGCAATGAGCTGATAAAAAAGGTTCTGGAAGTTGAGGAGCTGCGTCCGGTAGACTTGGCAAAGAAAATAGGTGTGAGCAGACAGTATGCGAACCAGATCATTTCCAGAAGCAAATGCGGCATTCGTTGTGATACGTTGGAGAAAATCGTAAGTGCGTTGGGATATGAAATCTCCCTGGTAAAAATAATTGAAAAATAGAAGTAAAACACTTGACACGTTCGAGTTATCGAAGTATAATAAAGTTACAAAATAACAAAACAAATACACGATACAAACGGAGGTAGTCAAGATGAACGCATTAGTAATATACAGAAGCCTGTTAAGTGAAAGAGATAAAAATGAGTTTGGTTATCCGGAATGGGATGCAGCTCAGAAGATGCTGCGGGTGCTCATTGAAAAAGCCCTGGAAGCCGGAGAAGAGAGCATTGCTGATGAAATCGTAGATGAGTTGTATTCTTTGAGCGATTGCGGATGCACACTGGAAGATAAGGCAGTGAAAGCAGATCTGGAGATGCTTGAAAAGTATGGATTTGGTAGCCGAGCAGACAAAGTGAGAGAGCTTTGTTGGGAGTAGGCTTATTTTTTTACTCATAAGGTTCGAGAAATCGAAGTAATAATCCAAAGGAGCGAAGAATATGGCAAAGAGATCAAGAGCAAACAGAACCGAAAAGGCTACATACCAGAACATCCGGAATGAGCACAAATTCATAGATGTTGTTCATCATGGCGATGGTCATTATTACATCATCCAGTACATCAAGCATGAGTTCCCGGAAAGAACGGTTGTCAACTACATGGGAACAAGATGCGGACGTAAGCAGAAGTTCAGAATTGGAAAAGGGACGCTGTTAAGCATCCTGGAAGATTACAAGAAAGTTGAGGAGGCGTAGAAGCTATGACAAAACAGGAATTTGAAAAGAGAATCGGGGCTGAGATAAGCCAGAAAGATTATTCTATTGTGGAGCATGTGTATACATGGCATCCGTCCATCAGCGAGGTAGAGGGTAAGGAACAGATAGCAGAGTTGTATAAGTCCTTTGGAATGCCAATCATCAAGAATATGATGGAGGCTGCGAACTATGCAGAAACGCTTGACCGGGCAATGGCACAGGCACAGAGACAGGTGGAGGAGCTGAGAAAGCGAATCATCAGAGTTGCGAAAGGGGACCTGGTAGTGGAACAGTGCATCGCAGAGGCTAAGAAATTATTTGAGACGGTCAATGATCCGCACGAGTGGGATGTGGCAGTTTCTTATCTGAAAAAAAGATACGGAGCAGATGCAGTAGACGAAGCCATTAAAATTGAGCATCTGGAAATGTAGGAGAGGAGTGAGAGTATGGCAGACAGAAGCAATGCCCGGCTGAATGAAGAGATTGAAAGCAAAATCAGACAGTGGGACGGCACAATATTTGGAGTATCGTTGAAAAATATGTACGAGAATGGTACGAGCTACGAAGGTATCTGTGAGTATGCAGATATTGATTACGAAGATTACGAGGAGGAGCGGAAGGAAGAGGAACTGAAAAAGGAGAATGATAAATGCCTTGCTCTGTTAAGAGAGGCAGAGGAGATTCTGAAAAAGCACGAGGAGTAGAGCATGCAGGATAGAAAAGTGGCACTGTTCACGATTGAGGATTTGAAAAAGAATCATCCGGACTATTACAGACGGTTGGACCCGAAGTGCCAGGTTTGCCAGAATATTTTGAGTAGCAGCGAGTGTGATATGTGCGAGGATTTTGATATGTTCGCCAGAGCAAAGGAGGGAATGAAGTGAGACAGACAGAGTTTGCGGAACTGAGCAGGGAAGTAATGCCGGTACTGGATAAGCTGACGGAGATTGCAGGTCAGCATGGAACGGCAGAGAAACTGGTAAGCATTACGCTGAGTGCAGAAGGTTATATCCATTTTACGGTACATGACAGTGGGATGTGCCTGAGTAGATTAAAAAGAGAAGATGCGCCGGAGCTGGAAATCAGAAAGCAGTTATCCCAGGAAGCGGGAAGAGAGGAGAATTGATATGGCAAGTTTTGATGTTAAAACAAAGTATTCAAAGTACAAGGACTGCAAGCTGAGAGTTGGTAAGTATGTGGAAGACAACAGCATTGCTGTTGAAATTTATAACAGATGGGATGGTCCTATTGCGAGAGTAACCACCTGCCTGTGCGACCATTCGCTGGCAGAAGATGAGGCATATGTTGATACCAATAATTGCCCTTGGGCGGTGGAACTGCTGGAAGAAAACGGATTTGCAGAGAGAACTGGGCGTACCCGGAGAAGCGGTTACTGCGAATACCCGGCAATGAAATTTGATAGAAGCAAGATGGCTGAGTTTGAGGAGGAAAGATAAGATGGAGAGCTACAGAGAGTTAAGAGACAGACAGCAGAAAGAGTTCAATGAGCTGCCATTGGGATTTGCGTTTTCTGATAAGCAGTTTGATGAAATGATGGAGAAATGGGGACTTGACCCGGAGAAGGACCTGGATAAGATTTACCGGGTTCCGGGCGGTGGATTCATCCAGAAGAAAGATCACGAGCATTTCCATGAGGTATTGGACCGGCACAACGCCGAGATGGAGGTAGCAAAGGCGGCTGACGAAGATGGAACCGGCTTTCTTTACCAGATGTTCAAGTATGAACTGGATAATCACGAGTACGGATATACCGGAGATTTTGAAGATACTTTGGATAGCCTGGGATTGACATGGGAAGAGGTTGCTGCATCTCCGAGATTATTAAAGGCACTGGATAAAGCGTCTGCGGAGATTAGAAAGAGAGAGGGGTGCTAAAGATGGAGTTGAAAACGATTGATGGTTGGCATAAGAGCGGTTGCGGTGACTGGGACACATACTGCAAGCCGGGAGAGCTGGTAGATGAAGGTGTGGCAGACTACTTTCTGGATATTCTGCCGCCTCGGACGATGAAGAAAGGGTATTTCCAGGTAGGAGAGCCGCATAGTCATGCGGTTAATCCGGAAACGATGCAGAGCTGCGGAACATACGCTACGTTCGTAAAAGTCGGAGGAGGTATGTGGGAGTATAAGGGGCATTGTTTCCCGAATGGATTGACGGAGGCAGAACGCTACGTTAAATATGACGGATTGAAAGATTTCTTCCGGAAGACATATAAGCTGATGGCAGGTATAGTACAGATTCCGAGACCTCACATCTTCTGCAAGGATGGATTCAAGATGAGTGTGCAGGCCGGAGATTCACTGTATTGTACGCCGAGAACGAATCTGGAGGGCGGAGAGTATGAAACGTGTGAGGTTGGATTTCCGAACCAGAGAGAGGAATTACTGATACCGTATGCAGAAGACCCGGAAACCCCGACAGAAACAGTATACGGATATGTTCCGGTAACATTGGTGGAGCAGATTATTGAGAAACATGGCGGCTGGTTCGAGAGCAAAATCCCGTTCGCTTAAGGAGGTGTGGAGCATGAAAAAGTTTATGAAGAGCATGAAGAAATTTTTTAAGGCAATGAAGAAACTGGCGAAGTAGGGAGGCAGAGATCATGAATAAGTCAAGAAATATGAAATCCGGAGCAGGCTATATGCTCCGGAGAGAAGATTATAAAAGAGTGAAGAAGATGGACCGGCAGCAGTTTGAGAACTTCTGCAAGAATCTGTACCAGACAGCGTATGAGGAGGGCAGGCGGTCAGTCCCGGGGATTGATATTACGGAAGTGCAGAAAGCAATCAGTGAGACGCCGGGAATCGGAGCTAAGAGACTGGAGGCAATCATGGAAAGCCTCAACAGCAAATTTGCGAAGGAGGAAGATGCGTGATGAATAGAGAAGGACGGACAGTAAATGTCAAAGACTGGGGCCGCCTGGGAGCAAAGAGAGTAGTTTTATACGAAGACAGAGGCGAGCTTAGATTTACAGATGGGTTCCATGATATGAGAATGACACAGGCCAGAATGGAAGCCTTTGTTCCTGGCGGCGATGCAGTTCTGGCGGATGTGTACCGGAGAGTGAGAGGAACCAGAAGCTGGCATCCGGTTGTAAAAGAGCTGAAAAAATTATTGGATGAGATAGGGGAGAAGCGGTATGAAGATTGAACCAAGGAAAGAATCGGACAGAGGCGGTTGGCTGTGTATGCCGTTGTTAGCCAGTGTGCCGGAAGGAAAAGAAGGATGGGAAAAGGTGCGTTGCCCGGTATGTGGAGCACTTTGCTGGAAAAGACCGGAGGATGCAGGCGTGATTTACCATAGCAATCTCGACGGAGCGTGTTGTACGTTATGTGCTTTGAAGAAAGGAGCTGGCAGGTTATGAAGAGAAGTGAGCAGATCGTAGAATTGATGGATGATGTAAAGAAGATTATCTCACAGATGGCAGTGGTGGATGTATGTGAGGAAGAGAAGCCGGTAGAGGTTGGAAAAACCATCATGACAAGCCGGGAGGTGGCGGATATGTTCCAGGAATACCATTCGGTTACATATCGCAGAATCGCACAGCTTATCGTGGAGCTGGAACCGATGGAGCAGACAGAGTTCAAAATGGCACAGTTCAAGGCAAGACACCAGGAGTACCCGATGTGGGAACTGACTGAAAAAGCCTGCAAGCTCTATCTGACGAGAATGAAAAGAGATAGATGCTACGGGAAAAAGAAGACCGGCATTGAGAAGATGGAAAAAGAACTTCGCTGTCGGGTAAGTGGCCAGAAACTGGTAGAGGATGCAGAGAGTGGATACAAGGACGTCCGGGAACTGTTCAATCAGTTTATTACCGGTCCGAAGGGCGAAAACCGGGAGATTCCAGAACTGACGCAGGCCTACGAACGGCTGAGAGCGGTTATGGAGGCACAGGTTCCTGGGGCGAAAGCTGATACGGCGATAACATCTGCGGTATACGATGTGGCGATAGAGTCAGAAATGCAGGGGTTCATTTACGGATTTCAGTTGTTCGGAGCGGTTCTGCAGGGATGTGGCAATACAAGAAGATGTGCCGGAGAAAATTAAGGGCAGGAGGATGATAATTTGGAAAGATTAAAACCATGTCCGTTTTGCGGTTGCGGAGACAGGAGAGTGGGAATCCGGAGGATGGGTAACAACGGATATAGAATCTGTTGCTCGAAGTGCGGAAGTCTCGGACCTCATGTATCAGTGAAGGACTGGAACGGACACAAGGAGCTTGCACAGAAAGAGGCAAGAGAAAAATGGAATGAAAGGGTGTGAGAAAATGGATAGAGAAGAGCTTATGAGAGAGTTGGAAGATATGTTCCGGGATGAGCCGGATAACAATAAACTGAATGTGGTTCTGGACCTTGCGGATGCGTATGCAGAACATGAATACGAGAAAAGAAAAAAGTCTGAAAAAGTACAGTGGGGAAAAGATGTGTGTGCTGCGGCAGGAGAGAGTGTAGACGAACTTCCGGAGCAGGTGTTCATTTCTATTTCTGAGAAGTTAGAAGATAGAATGTTGGAGAATAACGGCGATCTGGAATATGCGGTAGTCCAGGAAGTTGTAAATGAGTTTTGGGAGCAGGAGGCGGAAGATGAGACTGATTGATGCGGATTTGTTGACTGAAAAAGTGGCAAAATGGCTGAACCCTGACCCAAACGCAGATAGAATGGTGAATATTGACGATATAGCGGTCTCCGTTCTCATGGAGATTGAAGAGCAGCCGGCGGTTCCTTTGTGGATAGCTGTAGAAGATAGCCTGCCGGAAGATGGCGATAGCAGATTTTACATGTGCTTGGTAGAAAACCATCTGGAAGACCCGCCGATGTACTGCCAGTATGAAGAAGAATATGGATTCGGTTTTTGGAACGATATATATGACCCAGTGACACTTGGGTTTGTTGATTCTGAGTTCTCGACCATGGACGAGCTTGGGTACGAGAAGGTTCTTTACTGGATGCCGATGATTGAACCACCGGAGGAGGAAGAGGAAGATGCTGATTGTAAGCCAGAATAAAGAGAAGGTGTTGTGGTTCGGAAGAGCCTTTAACGCCCTGGAATATTCAGAACAGGTAAACCACAAGGGAAAGAAGGAAACCGTCAGACACACAATTTGCATATCTGATGGTTGTCTGGAAGAGATTGCAGAGTATCAGACAAAGGAACGGTGCTTGCAGGTGCTGAAAGATTTCTGCGGAGCATATGAAAATGAATGTTATACGGTTGAGTTCTTCGACACTGCGGCCCAGGCAACAAGACCGGCAATGTACAAGAAGAATATTGTGTATGAGTTCCCGGCGAAGTAATGTGAAGGAGGGCGATG